GCGACATCTCTGGCTTTTCGCGCCAAATCTGTCCACCGATAGCAAGTTGTTGGCATCCCGAATTCCGCGCACGTGCAATTCTCTGGGTCGCATGGTTCTGTGACTGCGGTCTCTTTTAAGAAGCCGCATTTTGTGAGCAACTCTTGAATTTCCCCGCCATCGAGATCACCCGGCTCAGGACTTTGTGATTCGAGAATGTACCCGACAAATCGCATGGCTTGGTCATTTTCTTCTTGGCTTATCATCGTCTCCTCTGCGATCTCTGCGACCGCGCCAAGTATCCTTCGCGAAAGCATTTCCATGCATGATCTGTGTGCGGCGAGTAATAATCCCCTCCTGCCAATTGCAACAGTGGGTACCAGTCTTTCCTGCCCCCGATAGATACCCACTCTGTGAATGCTTCTCGAATTTCCGCTTCGCTCGGCTCACTCTTCGACATCAGTCACCTCACGCACAATCCGCCAATTTGTCCGCAGGGATGAATGTAGCGATACCCTCCGCATTTTGGGCACACATCAAACGGCTGCGGTTCAAGTTGTTTCGGCGTGGCATCTCGATACGAACTCCGAAGATTGCTAATCGCCTGTTGGTTCTCAAAATATTCGTTCGCTTCTTCCATCGTGTATTGCGCCGATCCGTTCTGCTCGATGGCTTCAGATAGGCCGAATTCCTCCACGAGGCGTCTGTTGAGTTTCTGGCGTAACTCGCGCACCTTTTGTACCGCTGTCTCACTCTCCACGTTGAACCTCCCCGCTAACCCGCCTCGGATAGTATTGCGGTAACACCACGCACTTGAGTTGCCAGCGGCCTTCGTATTTCCAAGGCACGTAAGTCGCGGCGTTCTTTCGCTTGGCTCAAAATTTCCTCCTGCGGACGAACATCAACGTTGTCAGCACGAACGTTGCCAAATATGCAATCATCATCGTGTCACCGTCGGAAACGTGTGTGGGTTCGGACACTGGTGGTCGATGACCACTCGAGCCTGACGCTGCACAGCAGAGATATCCGATCAGAACAGAGTTGCTGGGTTGCATGGGTATAGATGCATCCGAGCCAAATTGGTCGCTTTTTATTGTGTCACCGAGCGACGTGAACGGCAGGTAGTCGAGCGTCGCGTGATCGAAGTCCGATGCCAGCGTCGACATTCGTCCCTTCGTCCTGGTCGATCTTGAACGCCTGGTCAGCGCCGGGTTCGTTCCGAGGCGCACGCGTGAGTGTGGGTATGTCACGCTGCACAGAGTGAGAGCGCGCAGGGCGGTCCTGCGGCCCGGCCGAGCAGACTTCCGCATTCATGGAGCATCAGCAACGCACCCCGAGACAAGCTCAGAGGGATGCATTATCATGCCTCACGATGTACGTGAGCGGATTGCGAACGGCGCGGATCGTCAGCTTACAGTATTCGCGTAACCTTAATCACTGTTTGGTTAGCGGTTATCAAATGTAGTTTGTTTTGGCAATGTAATGCGCAAACTTCTGGTAGATAGCGCGGGTGAATGCGCGCTGGGGATTCCAGTTTCAGGACATCAAGTATAGTGTCCATGATAGCGCGTGACGCTTCTTTCATCATGTCGTACCCGTGATCAGTTGTTATACGCATTCCGCCACAAGAGGAGCAAATAGTTGGAATAGATGATTTCGGAACAAATGAGTGTTTCATGTTTTTATAATCCTCCACCCCACGCCGCTGTGCCGGCGCCGGAGTAGGACTACTTGGATGCTGAAATTTTAGCGGCCGTGTATCCGTCTGTGCAGATCGAAGTCGAGCCTCAGGCAGAGCCCGAGCACGATAGCGATGAGTGTGAGCAGGGCGCGCAAACGGTTCATGCTGGCACCTGCGATTTGGAGACGGTTTCGTGCCCGTTGACCGTTGCGAATAGGTCTAAGTTGCTGCGGCAAACGTACGAACGTCCGACGTGCTTCCACTGTGCGCCTTCGTTCCAATGTCCCACATTGTTGTCGGACTCGACTGGCTGGTGGCAGTGATCGCAGAGAATGGCGTTGGGAACGTGCATAGAACCGTTGACAGTGGCGTGCGCGTCATACGGTTTGTCTTCGTAAGAAGAGCAGACATAAAACTTAGGTGCTTCACTGTGAACCCACCACTTGGTACCATTTCCCTCTGCTGTGTCTGGTTCAACAGCCCGCCCGCAGTAATCGCAGACTGGCGAGGCAGGCGCAGCTGGCACAGCGACGGGGATACACTTCGCACCTGAGTAGCCACAATACACATCGCTCTTGTGACACTTGCGGCAGGTCTGGAACTTGTGATGTGGATAGTTATAGACGAACTCATGTGCCTGTGTGAGAGCAGGAGCCTGGGGCGCTGGGGGTGGCGGCGGAACAGGAACATTCTGCAGCGCGACGACGTTGTTCGCGGGTCGTCCTGTGAACTTGTACCGCATCGCGTCATCAGGGAAGACTTCTTCGGAACGCCAGGTGAGCACTTTGTTCGGATCTTTGTCGACGGGAATGACAGCGCCGGATCGATTGATCTCGGCCACGAGAGCGCCTGTCGGCTCTTTCGTCCAGGTCGCGGTTAGGCCAGCGAACGACGAACCCGCGATCGTAACGCGGATGCTGTGAACGTCGCGTCCGCGGTTCTCGAGCATGTTGCGGAAGTCGTGGACAGCGATTTGCGCGATGCGCTCGCAGGAACGGGCACCTTCGACGTGTTTGTACTCGCGGTCGAAATACTCTTGGACTTTGTAGTTGTCGAGCACGAATCCGTGATCGTCCAGGCTCTCGCCGATGGTGATCTCGACCGTGTAGTTGTAGATCTGTTGCCCCTCACCACCGCACTGGTTCTGTGCAGATGTGAAGTTCGCAACGAACGTTCCGGTGCGGCTCATGGTGAATGTCAGCATGACTTATTTCTCTCCCAGCTTCCAGGCGTCTATCGGTCTCTTGTGCAACAGCCAGCACGGCAGTGAGCGGTCGAAGCGCAGGAACGCTCCCAACGTGAATGTCGCTTGCGTATCGCATGAGTGGTTCCACGCAATGGCCACAGCGAAACGTGCTGTTAGTTCGCGGGGGATGCGTATCTCAAGCATGTTTAGGTCCATGTGAGTGTCTTCCTCCGGTTTCGGTTAAGTCTTCGAGCAGTTCACGAACGAACGCGGAAAGCGTTTTGCCTTCGCGTGCAGCCATGAGCTTGGTTGCGTCCTCGGTCTCGGGCAGGACGCTGATCGACAAAGGCGTCAGTTGTGTTTTCATCGGGCGTGTTGCGTCTCCCTTCCAGACCACACGCGAACAGTGATTCCGCGCGTGTGTGGTCTGCAACGGTTAGGCAGCAACCAGGTCGCGGTCAGTGGCCGGCGTTTCGACCGGGCGAACGTTACGGGTCACGTTCTTGTCGGTCTCTTCGTCGTCCGCGCGCTTCTCGTCGACGCGCTTGTTGTAGTCAGGATCAAAGCACATGGGAATCGTCCTCCTTTCTCAGCTGTGCCGCTGGACGTTCTGGCGTGGGGGATAAACTGATACGCATGTCGGCCAACAGCTCGAGGTCTGACGGACTGAGCATGCCGACGAACTGGTCTTCGAGCGGACGTTGACGCGATGCCTCGCGGCGTGCCAGGAACCTTTGGCTGCGGAGGAAATGTTCGTCCACGCTGCTGTAACGCATCGTGTCGTACACGTCTGACATGTTCATCAGGATTGGCACGTCATTCGGGCAGCCTTCGTCGTGCATGTAGCCAATTAAGCCAGAGCACGACGGGCAGCGCTTGCCAACGTCAGAGATTGAGTTAAGCATTGTCGTCCTCGTTCAGCTTGCAGAATTCGTCAGGCGTGGGGTATGGTTCAGCGTTTGGCGCGAATTTCCACGGCGCGCCGAGTTCAGCCGCGATCCGGCGCGTGAGTTCTTCGATCTCTGCGTAATTAGACATTGGCAAGCCTCCATGCTGCGGAGAATGCTCTTTCTCCTGTGCTGTACAGTTCGTTGTGTTCGATGTAATGTCCCTGTGGCGTTACGATCTCAATCGTGCGCCAGTAAGAACCGTGTCCGCCGTTCAATTCCACAATGCCGAATTGCGGCGTAACCATAATGCGACGTAATTCACGAATGTAATGCGCGTCGTAACCTGCGTGCATCTTGTTCCTCCGTCGGTTCTTCCTGTGCGGCCTCGGTGGTCGACCGTTGGACTGGTATCTCGTAAACGGCCGCACCAGATGACAGTGTGAAAAAATACGGCTTCTTATTGCGTAGACAATAGCCGCATGTGAATCGATCCGTGCATCTGCACTCTATGTTGCGCGCCATGTTTTCCTCCGTTTGTTCCGTTGCACTGGACGCGACGCGTGAGGGGCGTATCGCGTCCGCTGAACGGGTCAGCATGCGAAGCGTTAGTCTTTCAATTCGTCAAGCCAGAAGTAATCCGAAGGTTTACGTGCATTACCTAACGAAAATGTCTCGCTAAAAATCGGCGCTGACTGATGTATCTCATCTAGGGCTTCGCCAAGCAACTGCTCGATTTCCTCGACATCTTCAGCTTTGCATACTAACGTGAGTGTAAGTCGCTTGAATTGTGCTGACATTACCGCACCTCCAATCCGTCCGCTTGAATCCCGCGAACGATATCCGCGATGTAGCGGTGGTCGACCGCGATGCTGTCTCCAAAGTGTTGCGGCCCTATTGACCAGTCGTCGGTTTCAATGTGTTCCTGCACCCATTCACGAGCCGCATCCGTGTGCGGCGTGAGCAGGTATATGGTGCCTTCATTCTGCACAGTGAAGTCAGGCGTACGTAACGCGTCGATGCGTTTTGCGATGTATTGTGCCGCTGAGCGCAAGCTACCATGCTCACGGACGAGCTTTCGCGCGTCTTCCCATGCTGCGGCGTACAAGTGCTGAACGTCGCGCTTGTTGGCTTCGACGAAATCGGCGCGCGTGATGCACGATGTGTCGTCGAGCGCGTCGAGCGCGTCTTGTATGCGAATGAGGTGATCGAGTGTTTGCTTGGCGACCTCGGCTTTCATGTCATAGCCGTGCTCGGCGGTGATCTTCATTCCGCCACACGTTTCGCAAAGATCGGGCCGGATTCGCTTCGGGCGAAAGTCGTGCGTGAGCTTGGACATTAGCGCACCTCCGAAGCGAACAGTTCTTTTATGCGTGCGATGCCTTTGTCACTGTCCCAATTCCCGCCACCGTAGTTCTCGTCCTTGCCTTCGGCAATTAGAATCGTGACGCAGAGTAAGCCTGCGGTTTCGCCGTTGGACGCGCGTAACGTGCGAAAGCGAATGTTGAATCCGTTCTCGTCCTTGCGTCCTGTTGTGTCTGGGAACAACTGATAACGCTTGTACAGAGTTGGGACGCCAGCAGCGATTAGCTCACGCCGAATCTTCTGCAAGCGATATCGATAACGATTGTTGAGTAACCTTTGTGGGATTCCTGCTGCCATTGTATTCGCGCCTCCGTGCGCTTGCTCTGGGTAATTGCAAGCAATTTGCCAAAGTGACACTGTTGCAGCGCAAGCGCTTAGGACTGCGACCGATGGGAACACGGAAAGTTAATTCCTATGCACAGGGAAAATACTTTCCATTTTAGCGTGTGACACCTCCCGACAATCTAATACGCTAATATGCTGGGCAAAACACGGTCAAACACCCATAATTGCCTAAGATATCTGGCAATTCCGTGAAAGTGTGTCAGAAGTGACACAGTAACCTCGCCGCTGGATGGATTGTGTTCAGATTTTGAACGTGTCAAATTTGACACACTCACCGACCAGTCGGTCGGTCGCCAGTCCGGTTGTTAGATAGCGTGCCTAACTAACCGCTTGTGTTATCAATAGCTTATGTGGTATTCAGTGACCACGAAATGACCACTGTTTAGGGCCCGGTTTTGGGGCGATCAGTCGGCGAAGCTATCAATCACTTAGAGCTCGAGACCATACCGGGGAGGGCCGGAAGACCCCGGTAAGGTGAAATTTGCCGGATGCTCACTGTAGCGCAAAAATGGAATTTTGAGGGTCTCGGGCCTAAGCGCCTGTTTTCAACAACATATGCGCCCATTTGGTCTCCTGTCTGTGCAGACCTGTGCCAGATTGACAAATTGCCAGTAATTCGGTATAATTCACACAATCAAGTAAAGACCAGGCGGGACATGCCCTGGGTCGGGTATGGACCCGCCGTCTCAAACTTCCCAAAGGAATTTCTCCATGAAGGTGACATCAAGATTGCATTCTGATGGCAAAATCGTCATCGGTTTAGTCTCCGAATCGAACCACGAGGAAACCCTCCTCCGGATCCTTGCGCGCGCCGAGCGCCCGACGGCATGGTTAGCTGAGTTCGCCAACACCATTGCCGACGACGGCGTTGAGCTCTCCCTCACGTTCGCACCAAAGACACATGAGAACGACTTGCTACCCGAGTCTGCGCAGAGCGCCGGCGGCAACATCGGGGAGCGTCCGCTCGTATGATCGAAATCGGTCCAAACCTGAAAGAGGCGATCGAAGGCGTCGCATTAGCGTTCGCATTCATCGCATTCGTTATCACCTTGGGATGGGGATCATGATCCGAGCCCTCATCCTCGCCCTGATCATTCTGACGTCCCTCGCCGGCGCCCAGGAGCCAGTCGGCGCCCCGCTCCCACAAGCCGTGACCGTGCTCGAGCGCGTCATTCCGCGGGCCTGCATCACCTCTGTGCAGCTTAAGGATCCCGCGCAATGCCACGTCAAGGCGATCGACCTGACGCCGACAACCGAGTGCCGAGGTCCCATCGGCGAGAAACTCGTCTGCTCCGGCTTTACGGTCCAGCTCGAAGGCCCGGGCTGCAGCTACGTGATCACGCGCCACGTTGACTGTGAAAACGTCCATGTCAAGAAGGTGGAGCCCAAATGAACATTCCTGACGAGGCGCTGCAAACGTTCAAGCAGGCTGCTGAAGAAGCAGTCAAAGCGTTTCGCGAGATCTCAGGCCGGCCGGAACCAAAAACACACTCCCTGATCGATGCTGTGTGGAAGCACTATCTGGAGTACGTGCGACACATGGTTGAACACATTGCTCAAGAAGAATTCAAACGTCTGGGGCGCGAGCACGTACGCAAAATCGTGCTCGAAACATTCGACCGTTTTATAGGAGAACAACAATGAAAGTCAGCATCATCCAATCCGGCTCAGGTGATCCGACCTGGAGCCATACCGTTCAACTTACTCAAGGCGTCCAACGCTTCAACCTGGACTTCAAGGGCACGCGCACCGAAGCCGAAGAGTACGCGAAGCTGTTTTGCGAAGCTCTTGAAGATCACGACACTGAGTACCTCGCGTCAGCTGTCTTGGAGAATCCGACTCCAGAGGCGAGCCCGACCACTGCCGAAGCGAAAGCAGCCAACGAACAAGTAGCTGCACAGACTGAGACGCAGCCAACAGCTTCAGGGGCTACCAATGGCGAGACTGACTAAAGCGCAGCGCGAACGTGTCGCCGTCATCGACGACCAGATACGCTTGCTCAAATCTGATTTCCAGAAGGCATACGCCGAAGGCGAGGACATCTCGACGATCGAGCTCGAGATCCTCGTCCTCGAGCAAGAGCGCGATGAAATCACCGGAGACTGATACCCGCCTTCCAGAGTGTGACTGTCCGTTCAAGTTCGTGGACAAACATCGGATCGACTGTCTTGCTAAAATCGAGCAAATGTTCGGAACAACGCTCAATCCGGTTTCACAAGCGCCTGCCCCAGCCTTTGACAAGCGCAAACCAGACGGCAATGCGAACAATCGCAAGCCGCGCGTCTATGCCGACACGAACAAGCCGACAATAGAAATGCCGTACCCTCTTGACTTCTGCGTCTGGATGCAGACGAACTTTGACGAAGTAGTCGAGCTCAACAACAGCGTTGCTTCGTGCCCCAAACACGATTTCCTTCCGCATTTCGACAAAGACGTACGTGAATGTCGATGCGGCCTCCTGATAAGGGACTATGCCTTTACAAGGTGACGCGAAGCGCGAATACAACAAGCACTACCGCGAGGCCCAGAAGAACGCTCGCGTGCTCGATGAGCCCGAACAGCCCGCCCCGACAGGAAAGAAGCGCGCCCGGCCCACAATGCCCCTGGTCGAAGCCTATCCGCGCATCTCTCCTGTGCAGCTGAAGAAAATCACAGACGAGTACAACGTCGAAGACGATGCGGTTGCTGATCACATCGCCGACATCGTGTACAAGCACACGTTCAACTACCAAGGCGCCGCGGCCGAAATCGCCAAAGGCAAGTCTGCCCTGGACCAGGCGACGCTCGCGCATTATTGGCGTTCGCACCCTGCGATCCAAGCGGCCGTTCAGCGAATGCTCAACCGCATCGGCCTGGACGACGATGCCAAGAAACGTTTCGTCGCTTCCCTGTGGAACGACTATTACAACGGAAGCCCTCGCGAAAAAGCTCTTGCCGCCAAGATCCTCGCGACAGCATTCGGCTTTGGCTCGAAGAACGTCTCCGAGAACAACAAACCCACCGAGCTGCCGATCGTGAATCTCAAGCAAGGCCTGGACAACATGGGTCTGGGCGACAATGTCGTAGGCGAAACCCCAGCCGGTGAGTTCACCGACAACATGAAGCTCCTTGAACAGGACGAAGATTCCGACGAAGACGAAAAAGAGTAGAATTGTCTCATTATGGGCGCCTTCTTATCAGGACTCGAAAACGTCGCAAGCAAAATTGGCTCAGTCGCCAGCAACCCGACCGTGCAAAAGGGCCTACAGATGGCCGGCACCGCGGCCGACGCCTATGCACCGCAGCAACTTTCTCCAGCGCAAGCCACAGGCCAGCCGGTTGCCGCGCAAGGTCCTGGCTTCAGTGGCGTGCAGCAACCCAAAGTCGGCGACGGGATCGCGTCATTGATAACGGCGCTACGCGCGCGCCATACTGCCACCCCTTTGGGTAAATCCCCAGACATCGGTGGAGGCGGGATCGGCGCACCGCCGCTCGGGTATACCGGCGACTCGGTGAGGTAGCAATGAGCGCGCTCGATTCGATCCGGAATTACGTCAACCAGGTCAAAGGTGTCGCAGGCATCGGCGATGAAGCTCTCGAGTCTTCGAAAGCGATCAAGCAGAACATCCAAGCCCAGAACGCTCCAGCTCCTGTGCAGACGAAGCCTCCGTACGATTTGAACCCATTGACGCGCGTGACCAGTCCGCACCCGCCAATTAAGGGCGAGCACCGGATTCCGGACGCGACGTTGCAAGAGTGGATGAAACCGTTAGGCAGCAGTGGACTTTCTCAAGTGAGGAAATAACATGTCGATCATTGGCGCAATCGTCCTTTTGGTGCTGGGTGGAATCGCAACCAGCTACGCTGAGTATCATTTTCAGTACAACCTGTTCGATCTGCTCGAAGAGAAACTCTTCGGCGTCGAGCATGCGATAAAGCTGGCCGAGGCGAAGCTGGCAGCTTTGAAAGCAAAGCTGTAATGTCGGCTCCTGATTACTTCATGGAAGCCACCGAAGGCATGGGTGGATATCCTCATAGCGGCCAGGGCTTGCCAAGTGGTTTTGCTGTGCGCGATCTCGTGCAAATGTTACGCGCACAGAAGGCGCGGTCCGGCAACGGTTCACCTCCTACCGTGGGACTCCGCGGAAATCCTGGGGCTAAGGCCGGAAACGCCTCAGGATTAAACGGCGTTCGTCGAATGTCGTAAAATATTCCTATGTTCGGAAACGACGCACTTCATCCGCGGACTTCAATCAACTCGCTGCTACCGCGCGCAGCCAAATCAGGCAACGCGATTGCGCCTCCGAAGCTCAGAATGCCCTCGCACGGCGGCGAATCGATGCCCAGAATGAACGCCAGCATGCCGAAATCGAGCTTGGGACCTCAGTTGTCTCCCTTGCCGAAGTTTCCGACGCAACCGACGCCGGCGAATAGCTTGCTGCACAGTCATGGTGGGTTCGGAAGCGTCCGGCACTAAAACCGAGTTCGCAAAATTCAAATAAAATTGGAGCGTGTTCAACTCCACGCCGATTCAAAAGCACGAGCTTTCGTCTCGTTTTGGTGAATTCCTCGCGTCCCAACGCGAATTCATCTTTGCGCCCGAACGGTTCTCTGCTTTGGATGGTGGATTCGCCTGCGGCAAGACGCACGCTGGCGTTATCAAAGGCCTGATTCTTTCAGCGCGTATTCCTGGCAACGTCGGGATGATTTTGCGCTATCACGGCACAGATCTTGAAGAGTCCACGATGATCACGTTCTTCGAATTGTGCCCGCCGTCGTGGATCAAGAGTTTCAACAAGCGCAATCGGACGGTCCTGCTGCGTAACGGCTCGATCATCATGTTCCGACACTTGCATGACGCGAAAGCAATGACAAAAACGCGTCGTCTGGGCGCCAACCTGGGGTGGTTTTTCATCGACCAGGCTGAAGAATGCACGATCGATCACTGGAACGCGATGACGTCTCGTCTTCGTCTCATTCGCGCCCCCAAGAAATTTGGTTTCGTCGCTGCGAACCCGAACGGACATGACTGGATCTGGGAAATGTTCTTTACTCGGTTCAAGCCGTGGCCCCGGGACAAGGAAGGAAAAGCGCTCCCGCTCAATGGGAAGTTTTATCAGGCGTTCCGCTCAGGGGATTTCCTCGGCGTCGCCATGAACTCAGAAGAAAATCGCGTCTCGAACGGCGGGTTCATCGAGGACGCGTTCTTCGACGCGAACATCGCGGCTTGGGACAAGGAGTGGGTCGAGCGCTACGTCTACTGTTCGTTCGACGACTTCCACGGCAAGATTTACAAGTCGTTCGACGGCGGACTGCGCGACAAGCAGTTCCGGTCCGTTCACATTATCGAACCGTTTGACATTCCGAAGCACTGGCCTCTGGTGGTCTCGATCGACGTGGGAGGAGATTCTCCCTGGGCCGTGGTGCCTGGCTATATTGACGACGACAACAACATCATCGTCGTTCAGGGGCTCACCAAACGCACCGGCCGCGTAAGCGAAATTGCGAATTGGATCAAGACTCATCTGCCTTGGGACGATGCGCGCACCACGTTCGTCATGGACTGGGAGAACAAAGTTGCGATGGTCGAACTCGCCCAGGACTACGGCATCCATTGCCAGATCGCACGCAAGGAAGTTGTGCCAGGCATTCTGCAAGCTAACGGATATCTGCACGTCCAGAAGGGCCGGCACTTGCCCGATTGGTATAGCGAGACGCAGCCGAACGAACAGTTCCAGAAGTTCCGTTTCCTCGGCGCTCCAAAGGCGTTCGTGTTCAACACATTCGAACAGTTCATCCGCGAGCACGACACTTACAAATGGGATCCGGACAAAGTCGACACGCCGTACAAATCGAACACTGCGCGCTGGGATACCTGCGATGCGTTTCGCTATCTGGCCATGACCCGTCCGTCAGCTAACAAAATCAAACCGGATCCGATCGATGAGAAGTATCAACAGATGGCTGAAAAGGATCCCCTGAGCGCGCGCGAAATGCGGGCCCTCGACAAACGCATTCACGAACGTCAGTATCGACGCAGCGGCGGCGCCGCTCTTCGCGAAGCCGATCTCGACGAAATCAATGAGATGCCCATCAGTGACGACAGCCTCAGGCACGAATACGCCGGAAAGTCAGAATACTAATGGCAGAACGCAAAACTCCTGATCTGTGCAGAGCCGGCGGTCGTGATGGCCAGCATCCGAATTACGGACTGCCTCACGTCATCGGAGCAATCTATTGGTGGACCAAACCCGAACCCACGTGGACAACCAGCTGTGTTTTTTGTGGAAAGGAAATTCAATGAGGAAACTTTTCGGCTACACCATCTTAACCGCTCAGGAAATGGCTTTGCAGGAACAGTTAGCTGCACAGAAGCTTGTCGCGCTCGAGGAGCGTCTTGCTGTGCAGAAAGAGCGTGCCGACAAAGCCTACAGCGAGATCGAATTCTATCGCAAGAAATTCGAGGAAGCCCAGGAACGTGCGGACCATCAGCTTGACGCTTTCATGACCAGCACTGGCCTGCCGGAAGTCACGTCGATCGGGCGGAAGGAAGCGTCCGAGCGCGAGAAAAAGGCCGAGGAACGTTGGAAAGAGCGCGAGAAAGAGCTCGGCGAGCTGTACGGTGAGACCATGAACACCCTCTATGACGATGCTGGGCTTGAGCTCACTGACGAGCTGAAGGAAGCGAGCGATCAAATGCTCGAAGAGCTCAAAAATGCTTCTGCACAGAAATAACTATAATTATCATGAAGTTTTTCTTTTTGAAGGCGCCGCCGAATGGCCGAATACGTCGACAATCCTGATGATGAACAATTAGACGAAGACGCTGAACAAGGGAAAGATCCTTACGAAGACGTCCAGGCAATCAGTGCTCGCATTGATCGCGCACTCTCGATTGATCGCTTTCAAAGGTCCCTCTTCGAGAGGGAGTGGTTTAGAAACATCTTGTTCCTGGCCGGGCAACAATGGGTAATTTACGAAAGAGGTCGCTGGCGACCTCGTGCATTGCCTGCCTGGTTCCCACGCGCCCAGACCAACAAGATTCAGGAAAAGTACAACGACATCGTGGCGCAGCTTGTCCAAGGGCATCGCGTGCCGATCGTCTATCAGCCTGCGACCAAAGATCCGGCTGACGAAGCCACAGCCAAAGTTGGCGATCGCCTTCGAGAAGTCATTTACACCGAAGCGCAGATCGATGACAAGGAGACGGATCTCGCTGGCTGGCTGATTGCAACCGGGAATGTATTTCTCCTTCCGCACTACAACATGTCCGACGACTTTGGCACGACGTTCGTTCAGTTCCAATCCTGCACACATTGCGGGAACGTCATGAAGCCAGAGGAGCTCGCCGAGTCCGAGGGAAGCTGTCCAGTCTGTGCAGAGCAAGGCGACTTTCACCAAGACATCGAGCCAGCGACAGACGAAAAAGGTGCGCCCCTTGGAGATCAGTATCCGATCGGCGCGATTCAAGCTGATGTCTGCTCACCCTTTGAGATTCGTTTGGACCATCGCATCACCGACATGAAGAACCAGCGTCGGTTTGTGCGCCAGCGTCGGTACGATCTGGACTATGCCAAAGAGCGTTGGCCAGAATTCGCCAAGGTTATCCAAGCCGATTGGGGAAATGATCTCTCGCAGTATTATCTCGATGTCCTGGCGCACGTCACGTCGAGTTTTAGCGCTTCCGGAGGCTTCATCGGCGGCGGACCGGCTGCGCCCAAAAACCCAAAGGTGACCGCTTATGAATTCTATGAACTACCGAGCAAAAAATTTCCTCAGGGACTTCGTGCTGTACGCCTTGGAGCCAATTCTCAGGCTGTGGTAGAGGCTGGACCACTCACTACGAAATACGGAGCAGGAATTAAGAAGGGACAATATTTCCTTCCGCTCGTCCATTTCGGATTCGACAAAGTTCCCGGCCGGTTCTGGCGCAAAACGCGCTTGGACGATCTCATTCCCTTGCAAATTTTCCGCAACACAGTCGAAGCGAACTTGCGTCTGACTGCACAGAGAATGGGCAATCCGATCTGGCTGATTCCGAAAGGGTCCGGAACGGACATCATCACCGGCGAGCCTGGACAGGAAGTCAAGTACAACGCGATTCCCGCGGGCGCCGGCGGACAGTTTGCCAAACCCGAGCGTATTCCTGCTGAGCTGAGTAACTTGCAACCTTTGATCATGCTGATCGCCAAGATCGATGACTCGATCGAGCGCGTCGGCGGAACATTCTTCTTGCAAGGCGGCGATACTCCCCCAGGAGTGACCGCAGCTTCGGCACTGGCTTACCTCGGCGAGCGCGCGCAGAAGTCCATGTCGCCGCTGATGAGCGAATATGCAAAAGGCTGGCGCAATTTTGAGCTGTTCGCGCTTGAGATTGCTCGCGAGAATTGGGATGAAGAGAGAATTCGCGTGATTGCCGGCAAGAATCGCAAATGGCAGGTCTCCAAGTTTACGAAGGCCGATCTCCAGGGAGCAGTGAACTTGATCATCGACTACAACGGGATGTTCCCGAAGTCGAACGCCACCGAACGCGCGACCATCGCCCAGCTTGTGCAGCTTGGCGTGGTCAATCCTGCGGCAGACGAAGAAACGCGCTTCAACATTCTCAAAGCGTACGGCGAAATGGATCTCTTGGGTTCGAAGAACATCGACATTGAGGACGCCGCGAAGGAACAGGATCAGTTCCTCGAAGATATATCGTTCATGCCGCAAGTCCGGCCGATGGTCGACAACTCAAAAGTGCATCTCATGATGCACACCGACTTTGCGAAGACGGATGAGTTCCGCGAGCTGCCGGAAGAGCGCCAACAGGTCTGGTACGAGCACATTGCAAATACCGTCACGGATATTGTGGCTCGACAAATGGCTTTGGCCGGCATGGGATTGCCTGATACTCCGGAAGACGAGGAGCTTTCCAGCGGACAGGCGCAGATCGGTGCTCAGGCGGGAGCTCAGTCGAACAATGCCTCTAGCGTACCTGGCGCCACTCCTGATGGATCCGAAGTTCCTGATCCGAGGCTCGGCACGTCTGCACAGACACAGGACATCGCCGCCGGCAGCAACGTGATTAAACCGGAAGGCAGCCCTGACGCGATCCATATCCCAGGCGGGCCCGCGGCGCAGCCGGGAGGATCACTTGCAGCCTAATCTCCCTCCAGACCACAAAGCTGCGATGGAAGTCCCTCGCGGCGGATCCATGTGCGCGAACTGCGAGTATCTGAAAGACGCCAAGAAAGGACTCTGTGGCAACAAGAATTTTATCGCTTGGGCAGGCTTGAACAAGCCTGCGGGTTCCGACAAGATTCCTCTTCCGATCGATCGCTATTGTTCCGATTGGTACGAGCCGACGGACGGCGCATTAAAACAGTCGAACGACAAATCCGATAGACTTAAATCTGTCGAGCAGTATTTGAAAACGTTGCGTAAGAACAAGGAGTAAAGAGTCATGGCTGAACCGAAGAATGAGATGCAGTATCCCGGCAAGAAAAATTTTCGCCAGGGATCTCATCAGAACAAAAAGGGCAATCCTGGCAGCTCGCCGTGGGCTTATGGCCGGCCGGTAAGTGCGGATCACACTCGCACGAGCTCCAACAAGAACGGTCTGGGACCGAAGAGTCCTTCCGCGAGCGTTGCGAAACCGCTCTACGCAGGGAACAAGGACCGCAGCGGAAACTAACATGGCGTACGTTGGGTTCTCTGCGTTAAAAAGTGAACTGGCACACAAGCCAGGTGTCACCAATCCTGGGGCGCTTGCCGCGTCCATCGGCCGAAAGAAATACGGCACCAAAAAGTTCAACAAAGCCGCGGCCGAAGGACATTCGATGAAGGGCGAAAAGCCTCAACACGGCTTCGACGCCGTGCGTCACTAAGCATATGGCTGGCGGTTTACAGAACGTTGCGCGCAATGCGTACGACAAGGTTTTGTCCTCTCCTCTCGCCGCGAAGCTGAATCGTGTAGTTGGTCCAGCGGGCGACTTCCTGAATAGCGCTCGATCGGTTAATTGGGATCCATTTGCGCTTTCGCAAGGTGCGTATGAATTGGACAACGCCGCAGGCGGACCTGCACAAAATGTGCTTCGTCAGTATGACGAAAACCAATCTCACGAACTTCCAGTAGCGCCTGCCCCAGGGCTAGATGTAGCGCAAAGGCTAGCTGCACAGAACAACGATGCTCCGACGTTAGCGAGCACTCTCGGAATGAGATCAGGTCTGTCCAGCGTAAAACGCTAGTTTTCCCTTCCGTTAAAATCACATTCATGACAAAGCGCCCGATTTTTCTGGCATACGCGTTTCTCCTAATCGCGAATCTTTTGGATCTCATTACATCCGTCGTGGGCATGTCGCGGGGAATGCTCGAAGCCAACCCATTTGCGCGCGATCTGTTTTATCACCTTCTGACCGGGCGCCTGATCACCCTCAAACTTTTATACATTTGCTTGTATGTCCTGTGCAGTTTGGGCCTCTATTTGATTTTCTCGCCGATCTCGAAGAAAGGCTCGGTCTGCCTTGCGGCGCTTGTTCCTCTTTGGACCACTTACGGGATGCTTGAGGTCACGATTCACAACATCACAGTTCTCACTGGATGGTTCCAGCCCTAAGGTGTGTCATTTTGGCAAAACATCGGCGTTTTGGACTCGCAAACGGAGTTTCGCGGAAATTGGTAGCATTATCTCGTGAGTATCCGGCGGAAGTAAAAGCCGGGGCAAACTATAAGGGAAACCACATGATTAAGATCAAGAATGAACAGGAACTGATTTTCGAGCTTCGCAAGGCTGGCGCGGCCGCGGTCGCAAACGACATCGATAACATCGTCGCTCCTGCGAACGGGTTCATCAAGGCCGTCTTTGCAGCGTTCGGCGTAATGGGCACCGATGGATCCGGCGCTCCGACGCAGGACGTCATTGCGGACTTGAAGAAGAACGGCACGTCAATCTTCTCTGGCGCGACCAAGATCAACTTCTCACACGCGAAGCAGTTGGGAACGGCCAACACGCCGATTCTGGCCGACAACTACGGTGCGCTGAGCTCGAACCCGGTTCCGGTCAACAAGGGCGATTTCCTTCGCTTGGATATCACCCAGATCCTGAACGGCACGTCTCCTGTGCAGCCGACCGACCTCGTTGTCTATGTCGTGTTTGCGCGCGGCTACACGTGGGCGCCTGAAGCAACGTTGCTTGGGCAGATCAGCGAGCAGGACTAAGGGGGACATATGGCTTTTGTTCCAGATACCGACGCGAATTACCAGGCGTTCTTGAAAGCCCGCGCATCGTTCAGCGGGCCCGATGCCCAGGAATTCACAAAACAGTTCCTCCAATACCTAGCGGACCAAGCCACCACGAGCGTGACTGCTAGTTCTGCGGTGATCAACAACGCAATTACCGCGGCCAAGAATGCGGTTCGACAGGCAAAGAGCCTGTTTCCTGCGAATACGAACTACGTGGCGGCAATCAATGCTGCGAGCACATTCGGCGGCAATGACTTTTTTGACTGCGTCGAACATTTTGTAAAAGGCATCGCGCAACTCGCGACAGCCGGTTCGACGCTTAACAGTGCGGCGCACGCCACCGTCGTTTCGAACGCAAAGACGTCGACGAAAGCTGCGAAGCACACGTACTAAGAGTTTTGGAACTCTGCCGACAATGTTTAAGCCGGCAAATCCAGCGTAGGGCTACTCCCTACAGAAAGCGAAGTAACAAATGCCGTACGACGACGAAAGCCTTGGTACTCAAGGTGAGGTCGATGTCGAAGAAACCAATGACGACGCTGGGAACTCCGGCGGCAAAAGCGACGACCAGGGCGATCAGCCTTTCTTGGTCGTAAACGATCGTCAGCAGTACAAGACGCGTGAAGAGGCCATTCGCGCGTACAACGAAGCTGGCACTCGAATCGCGCAGTTATCTGCTTGGGAAAAGGAACTGGAACGCTATGGCGTGAAGGATCCCAAGATCGCATCTCAGCTTTTCGAAGAGTTGATTTCTTCTCGTCAGAAACTGTCTGAGTTTGAAAAGGCAAACAAGTCGTCTGTGCAGAATGGCGATCAGGGAAAAGGCGCCACCTCATCGGACGACGATGCCGAGCTGTCGAAAGAGGACAAAGCGGCTCTAAAGTGGCTTCAAAAGCATGCTCCAAGACTCGGATTTGTTCCGAAGGAGGACCTGCAAGCGCTCAAGAAAGAGTTCGAAGAATTCAAAAATTCGACGACTCAGGGCGCTGAAGCTGCACAAGAGATGCGCCGTCAGTCCGTAATCGCAGACGGTAAGAACAGCGTGGTGCAGTTCCTTGCTGCCGACAAAATCAGCGATGACGCTGAAGGCACCAAGGCTGGCATTGTTGAAACGCTGATTACAGCGTGGATCAACAGTAACGACGAACGCGTCCAGAAATTCTGGGCGGGTGGAACCGTTACCCAGGCGGTGCTGAAAGAAGGCTACGAAGCCGTGAAGAAAAATCTCGGCTGGACGGGCCAGGCAACTTCTCAGCAACCGAGCAACACGGCGCTGAACAAGGGCAAGCAGTTGCAGCGCAATAAAAACTTGCCCAACACCGGCGCGGCCGGAAAAGGAAAAGATCAGCAGCGTGACAACGTCCGTAAGGACGCTGGGGGCCGGAAAGACTATATCGGCTCTAAACACGACGAAGCCTGGGAAGTGGCAAGTAAGCACTTCGCTGGCACCTCTGCTGCTTAACTTGCCGGACGGGTCGGAGCAGTAAACGACATCGATGGGTAACTGTCGGGTCGAAACACGAAACAAGGGAGAATTTTTGTGGCTCAGGATACTACCGTTTCGGGTTTTGATGCGGCGTTGAAAGACGTCTACGCTGGACCGATCCGAAATCAATTGAACGAGAAGACACGCCTGCTTGATCTCTTCACCAAGGGTGACATCGAGCAGTATGAGTGGGAAGGCCGTCAGGTCGTCCTGGCTCTGCGTAAGAGCCGTAACTCCGGCGTCAAAGCGACGGCGGAAGGCGGCGGCTTGCCTATTGCTGGCAAGCAGGGCTATGCGAACCTCAAGATTCCAATGAGGTTCATCCAGGGACGTATTGAATTGACCGCGCAGGTCATGAAGGCGTCCCGTAGTGACAAGGGTAGCTTTGCCCGCGCGATGGACTCCGAACAAAAGGGGCTCGTCGACGATTTGGCTCGCCAGCGGAACCGTATGCTGGCTGGCTTCGGGTCCGGCATTCTTGCCACTGTCGTAACGACCGGGTCGGTCACTGCGGGAAGCAACATTCAGCTTGCTAACCCTGGCGGCGTGACTGGCACCACGAACGTGACCCGTTTCGTGAAGGTCGGCGCTGTAGTTGCAATCACCGACGTAACGGGAGTCACCTTCCGCGTCGTCGGAACCGTGACGGCCGTCGCTGAGCCCAACATTCAGTTGGACACGAACACCAGCTCAAACCTGGTGGCTGGCGACATCGTCACCCTGGGCACCAACTCTCTGGGATCGAACGAATCTTCGTTCAACCTGGAGCCGATGGGTCTGCTTGGAATCGTCGATTCGACGACCTTCGTATCGAGCATCTTCGGGCTTGATCGTAGCCAGGCAGCGAACTCGTTCTTCCGTTCGAACATCGTGTCGAACGTCGGACCAGTTCTGCCGGATGTGTTGCAGCGCGGCACGGACGACACCGAGGAACGATCTGGCGAAGTCATTGACCAGTATCTGGCGCACGTATCGGTTCGGCGAGAGATCATCAAGCTGACCGAGAGCGATCGTCGGTATATGGGCAGTGGCGAACCCAAGAACTTCGACGGCGGAACTCAGGCCGGCGCGTTCAAAGCCGAGTACACCTTCAACGGAACCCCGGTGAAAGTGGACAAGGATCTGCCTTACGGCACCCTGTTCGGCGTGAACAAGTCGCACCTGTTCTGGGTCCCCGAAGTCGAGGGAGAATGGGCGGACGACGACGGCACCGTGTTGTTCCGTGTGCAGAACAAGGACAACTACGAAGCCCGGTATCGCGTGTACGAGAATTTCTTCTCGGACAAAGGCGATGCTCACGTCCGATTCGACGGTATCACTGCGACGGTTTCGAGCGGCGTTTACGCTGACTAAGCCGTAGCTCTATCCAACTGAAGGCGCTCGCTAAAACGGGCGCCTTTTGTTTTTGGTACGATTTTCTTGCTGCCAATTTCGACGAATACATGAGCCTCTTCCTGTGCAGCCAGGTCATTGCTCACAGCCCACGCAGCGTAGCCTCACGGCAGCGCCTGTCGTATTAAGGAAAAGCGTATGGCTCAAATAGAAACCACCCAAGTAACTCTCCGCTTAGTTGAACCCAACGATCGCGTCGCCACCCCAGATGGAGAAATTGAAGGCAAAGAGATTCTCAAAGCCCTCAAAAGCAATCGTGTGTGGAAAAACGACAACCAGGGTCCGTATGTCTCTGTTATGTTCGACGGACAAGAATTCAAGTTCCGGCAGAAGAAGGAAGGCAAGTCCTTCACTCGCACTGTGGGCCCAACCGTGGCAAACGCCCTGATTCGCGGGTCGGCCGTCATTGTCGGCAATGACAAACTGACTGGCCCGATTGCGCCGTATCTAATCAAAATCGGCGTTCGTGAATTGAGTGAAGGAGATGCGAGGCCTGTTGTCGGACCGACAACTTGTCCCATCTGCTTTACTGATCAGAAAACTCTCGGCCGGCTGGCTCGTCACATCGCGAAGCACAAGAATGATCACCCAGAGCTTCACGATGAAAACGATGATCTTGACGAGAACGAACAAGATAGTCTCGATGCTTCCGACGGTTCAGACGTCGACGGTGAAGCCGGGACCGATTCGCCAGACGGAGTATAAGCATGCCTAAAACGCCTCCGCAGGGATTTGTGCGCTCGCTTCAGTTGATGGATAGCCTGCTCGATGTTCGTTGGGGCGAGGCCATCGGACAGTGGGTAATTGATCGCAAAGCGTTCATTCCTGACAGCGAAATACAGTTCCTGCGTAGGCGTAAGGCACGCATCAAAGCTCTTGTGCAGAAATCGCCAAAAGAGATGTCAGCTGCACAGAAGCAGAAGGTGTTGGATCTCTGGAAACAGATCAGTGAGGAGCTCGCCAGTGCTCGTAAGGGCCGGCGCGTGATCGTCTTCACGAAATTTCTGTCGCCCGAAATTTACAACGAACTCTGTCGACGCGATATCAGTCGATATGGCGGCTACGCGCGGTTTGCTGACGAGCTTGAGCGAAAAGAAGAGAACGCTGAAGCCGAAGCAGAGCGTATCCTGGGCAACAAGCGTCATGCCATGAATCAGGAAATCGCGGATCAAGTTCACTTTTTGTGGAGACGCCGCGAAACCGACCTGCTTCATGGAAATCGCGACCTGCGACAAATGCTTCACGGAAAAAAGACTACTCCGGACTCAGAACCTTTGATCAAGCTGACCGACTTCTGAGAAATTGCCTATAATTTTGTTATGGTCGGTCAGGATCTTATCGATTTAGCCAACGATCGTCTAGCTGGACTCTCGAATGGCGTCCGCGACGCTACGTTGATGAGTTACCTCAACGAGGCCAAAGACGAAATCTGGGCTGTGTTAAAAACAGAAGCGGACGAGTATTTTTCTCAATCCACTCAAAATACAGACAGTACTGCCACCAATTATTTTCCTCGAGATCTAAGCGGCGCAGCCATTGGAACGTTGCAGACCAGCAGCCGTTCGTATTTATTGCCGGACGATCTTCGTGAGATTAAGTTCATTGAAGTCACGACCAAAGGATATGAGCAGACGGTGTTTATTTATCGAAGTATCACCGACGATGATTTTAGATCTGCTCGAAGGTCAGCCAGCGTCGATCCGACACTGACTCCCAGCGTTGAATATTTCTACACGATTCTTGGCACGAATCGCTTCGAACTGGCGCAGTTCCCTGAAGCGAACTTCGAAATGACGATTTGGTATACGCGCTCGTTGCCAGACTTTGAAGCGGGCGACCCGGTTGATGACATTCTACTTCCATACTCAAAAAAGATTGCTGACTACGCAGTGAAAAAAGCCATGCTGGGCATGCAGGACCAAGCGCAGTTCGAAGCGTGGAAGCAAGAATGGCGTGATGACCTATTGACTGTTGCCGCGAGCGCCGCCCCGCGCAACCAGGCCGATCCGGAGTTTGTACAAGATTTCTTGGGGTAAGAAAGCTACCCGCGAGCAAAGCAGCAAGACGCAACCGCGGTGAGAAGGCTAAAACATGGCACGCAAACCGACATCCGGCCGTACACAAGACGGCAAGTGGAATCTGATAACCGGCGAAGACAGCTACTCCGGACAGAACGCACAAAATCCAGCCACAGCTCGCAAAGTCCAAAGTTTCATTCCTACCGACGACGGCCAGCTGCACAGAGAGCTAGTTGAGCCGAAATACATTAACCAGGCGCTCTCGGGCCCGGTCGTTGGCCTGTATCAGTTTGTGCAGGCTCAGCCTGACGGCACGGATAAATATTTCTGGTTCGCGGCCGCGCGCACAAACTCTATAGTCGGGACCAAGACTTGCAATTTTTATCAGAACGTTTCAGGAACGTGGACGCTCGTCGCTGCAGTTGGCACGTTGGCTGATGCACCGCAATGTGTTACTCAGCAAAACAGTTTTTATCTTGCGGACGGCGCGTCCAACTGGCTTTTCGATGGCACCTCTTGGGTGATCGTTGGGTTCGACATCCCGATGAACATTCCTGCGATCAACGTCATCCCCGGGTCTCCAACTGTGTTCTTTGGTGACAACCCAACTGGCGATACCGATCCTGTGACTGCTTATTTGTTAAGCACTTTTGATACGTCGCACCACGGAGACTTCAACTTGAACTTTCCGACTGCAGCCCCTGGGGGCGGCTTGCATGCGACGAACAATAGTGCGATGTTCAACCCTCCACAACTGACTGGCAGTCCGGACCCGAACGTTCAACCGATGAAATGGGCAACGCTCAATCCTGACGGGTCGATCGCCAGCTATACGACACCTTTCGCCGGAGCCACCGAAAACTACAGCATGTCGGTTGTGTTCTCCATCAAGATTTCGAAACCAGGAACGTACACGATCGCTTTTCAGCACGACGATGGAGCGTTTTTTGGGATCGACAACGGCCAGGCGACTGGCGCCACTCCGGTGCTCCAGGGTGGCACCACCTCGCAGAACATCTGGCAGACGCGCACAGCAGTCATGGGCTACCCGATCCCCAACCGCGGAGGCGGCACCAACAAAAGCGGTAACTGGAATGACACGTTCACCGTAAATTTCCCGTCCGCGGACACGTACAACATCGAGATCAACTATCGCCAGTGGGAGCACGAACAACAGCTCGTGTTTCTCGTCAACGGAAGTACGCCTATCCCTGGAACTGGATCGAACCCCGGCCAGATCAACGCGAACCTAGGGAAATACTATTGGTTCACAAACGCAGACGAGACCACCGGCCGCGCGACGGAAAGTTCGTCTTCGCCGGACTACAGCGAGATCACCGGCTCAATTTCTGGAGCAAAAGTCAACGTATATCAGCAACCAGGATTGTTCACATCTTCCACCGCAAGCAAAAACGTGACAGGGTCAGCGTCCACCGATAGTCCAGGGCCTACCTCCCCAGATCTACAAAACCAGATGGTGGGAAAGGTTCTGTACATCAACGGAACGCTCATTGGCACGATCGCTGGTGTCGGCGGCGGACAAACCTTCTCTCTCGCCTCTGTGCAGAATAACGTGGGTGGTGTGACGACAAAATATCTCGGGACGATCCCCGGGGGAGCAAGCAATGCTTTCGTAGGGCAGGTGTTTGTCATTACTGGATTCGTCAATGGCAACAACAATGGAACCTTCGTCTGCACAGCAAGTGATAGCGGATCGTTGACTTTAACTAACACGAGTGGGGTTGCTGAGACTCATGCTGGCACCGCGACATCGCCAGGAAACACATTGCTGCTTCAGACGAATGCTGCTGCAAGTATTTCGAATGGCCGTGCCGTAATTTGCGATGCGCGCGCGACACACTGGCACGTCTACGCCAGCGAAACGGACGGAAGCAAAGTTGGTCAGTATCTGGGGTCGGTTCCAGTTACGCAAGATCTATCTGCTACTCCTTTCGGGGATTCGTCTCCGTTTATTGACGATCCGACAAATTCGTATCTGCCTATCTACCGGCCGGTCCGAAACGATCAGCCTCCTTCGAGCAAATTGCTCTCTGTACACAAGACACGGCAATGGCGCCGGCGTGAATCGCAGCCGTTCTTCTTTAACTTCACTGCGAACGAGGAAGTGACAAGCGGAAACAACGGCGACCCTACACAGTGTGTACCTGGAGCGAACGCGCACACAATCTCAGACATGGTGAACGAGGTCAGTTATCCCGACCAGTCACGTCACATTCGGGCTCTGACGTCGCACATGGACGCGCTCTATATGTTCAGTGAGACGCAATGTTATCCGTTGTACGGCGAAAGCGTTGATGACTTCGCGATCGCGCAGCATGTTGCGTTCTCGCTAGGTGGCGCAGGGCGTTTTGCTTCGAAGTCGACTCCGTACGGATTAGCGTTCATGTCTTACGATCGACGCGGAATGCTTTATCCCTCGAGCGTGTATGCCACACGGATTACCGAAATCATGGACACGACGTCACAACTTGCCGAAATTGGCAAGCCAATGCGAAAGAAATTCGCTCTTGGAGATCCTGCCCGTTTGGACGAATTCGTAAGCGAATTTTATTTCTTCAACATTCGAGCTTGGTGGGTTGTTTCGTTCCCACAAAAAGACACTACGTATGTCACGTTCGTTTATGACTTCACTACACAACGATGGTTCCAGCTACAGCGAGGTTTTTCATCGCTGGCGATGTTCGAAGTCAGCCCAGGTGAACAGGTTCTAATCGGAGGCGCGCCTGACGGCTATGTCTATGTTGTGGACGATCAGACTGGAACGTTCGACACAACTGGAACGTATCCGCAGGCGACGTTCCAAACAGCGTTGATCGACTTCGGCGATCCAGAGCACGCGCATGTGTTCCGATATCTTGAGCTCGAGTTCGATTCCGCAGCGTTTGCTAAGGACGTTTCGATCACGTACTGGCTGGATCCGATCGATGTTGATAACCCAGGAACAGGCAAACCGCTTTATCTAAAACCGGCCAAGGGAGCCAATCGGTATCGAGGTTTCAGCGAAGGTGGTGCCGTGTGTCAGCGCCTACTTATTCAGATTCAGGCGCGCTCAAGCGCTAACCCCGGCGTTATCAGAGGAATCAAACTCGCGGCTGATGTCGCTCCTGGTTTGTTGCCCAGTGATCAAGTTGGAGGTGTGTAATGAGCAAGCACCTCCCGTTCTCAGCTCCGCGGAGACGTTCCTTACCGACAATCAACCCGCAGGATCTAGCTGGAACACTTCAAAACTGGAAAGCGAAGCTCGGCACGGCCGTGAAAAACTCCCTGCCGGCGCCGACGCCGTACAACTTCAGCGTGACGAGCGCGCGCGGCGGGCTCAAGCTCACGTGGTCTCCTGTGCAGACTCCGTCCGACACCGCGCTCGGAAGCCCCGACGGTTACGAAATCCTCAAATCTGCGAGCGGCACCTTCACCGACGACCTGGAGGTGATTCCCATCACGAACGCCGCCCAGTCGAGCTATTTTGATTCGACGGATGGCAATTCTAAAACAGTCAGCTACCGAATTCGAACCACAGCCGGAACGCCTTCGAATCCGCAGTCGGCGCGAGGCCCTGAGAGTGGCGTTGTCGCACACACTTCGATTGACTCGAACGACACAAACACGATCCCAACGACTGTGCAGGACAAATACACTACGTCGAAAACCCGTTCGCTTGCGAGATTTGGAAATTATGGCTTGCAATCGGCGTTCAAGACTTCTCTGGGGCGCGTCGGCGGCGCAGGAACGGCCGGCGGAACTGCCTCAATAGGAAACGCTGGCTCTGGCTCAAGCACACCGTCAACCACGACCGCCGTAACCTTCGATCAGATCGGGAGTGGGGAAAATCTGTCTGCACAGATGGTAGTGGGTGGGGGTGCGTCGATCGATGTGGACCCGGCGGACCCTGGCGTGATCGACGCCACGAATCTGCAGACCACGCCGGTGTCGCCCACCGCGCCCGCGCTCGGCCAGCTCTTCGTGCTGGATGCCACCGGCACGCTCGTACCCATGACGCTCTGGAGCACCGTCAAACTCAACGGCATCCCGATCAGCGACGACTTCGATGTGTTCGTGAACGCCCAGTCCAATCTCGAGTCCCGAGTGGCGGCGTTCAACGTGAATCGTTCTGTGCAGCCTGCGCGAAACGTCAGCGTGCAGGTGAACAACTTTCCAGTGAGCTATGACTACGAAGTCAGCGTGAACGTGACGAAAAAGATCTTGGTTAATGGTGTGTAAACTTAAAAGGGAGGACATTTTTGTGGCGGTCAATTTATCTAATTCAACCCCAGCAGCTCCAGACGCGCTGCACGTCAACGTAGCCTGGCAGCAAGACGGAAGCGGAAACGTTTCTGGAAACGTGCCGGCTTCTCTCGCGGAGGTTGCTAAGGTCGATCTCACTGCGCAAGGGGCGAACATTGCGGCTACGACGTTGCTGGCCTTGACCGCATCAGGCCGCTATCGGGTCATGGCGTACATCATTGTGAGTCAGGTTGCAACGAGCTCGTCTACTTTGCCGAAGATCACGTTGACCTGGACTGATCCAGACAACAACACTGCACAGTCGTTGGATATCACGGCGACGAGTGGCGGCAACTTGCTGACGACGTTTGCTCAGGCATCGACCGTGATCAGCGCAAAAACTGGAACGAACATTCAGTATGCGACGTCTGGTTATGCGACCTCCGGTGCGACGCCGATGCAATACGCGTTGCATTTAGTGCTCGAACAAGTTCAGTAGTATGGCGACGCTCAAACTCAACCTAAACGGAATCAACGAACTCGATTTCCCTTCAGGAGTTTCGTCGGTTTCTGTAGCTAACGGTGTCGCGACCGTGAACCTTACGGGCGGCGGCGGGGGAGGTGTTTCTTCTGTTGCGATGACTGGAGATGGCGTTATTTTTAACGCGGTTGTGCCAGGATCTCCAATTACGACTTCGGGAACACTGGCGCCTTCTCTTCTATCGCAGTCTGCAAATCAAATTCTTGCGGGACCCACGACAGGCGTAGCTGCGGCTCCAACTTTTCGATCGTTGGTTGCTGCGGATATCCCGAACCTGGATGCGTCCAAGATCACGACAGGGCAGCTTGCGCTGGCTCGTGGAGGAACGAACGCTGATCTATCCGCAACTGGCGGTGCGTCTCAAGTGTTGAAGCAGTTGTCCGCTGGCGCTGCTATCACCGTCGGCCAGCTTGCAGCCTCGGATTTGTCAAACGGCGTGACCGGCTCAGGGAGCGTTGTTTTGAACACAAATCCCTCCCTTTCTTTGACAGGCACGTATACGCTAGCAATTGGCGATGCTACAGGAAACGCGCGGCTAAATATATCAGGCAGCGGCAATGGAATGGGCGAAGACCTAATTGTTTTTAGCAACGCCAGTTCAGGAAATAGTGCGGGTGGTCAGATTATTTTCCAAGGGGACGGTTCAACCTCTCGAGGTGCCATCAAGTGCAAAACAGGAAGCACCGCAACCGACGCCGGCGGCATTACTATTTTCGCCAATGGGCAGGGAACAAGCTCTCTCGACGGACAGTTTACGGTCAATGCTGATGGGCACATGTCGATGACTGGTGCCCTAATTTTTACCGGCAACACTGGCCTCGCAGCAAACGGCGGCACGAATTTCCAGATGGCGGGCAATTTCGGATCTCCTGTTGTGGGGAGAATTTATGTAGGGGACGGAACCGGCTGGCGCTTGGAATTTGCCAAACGAGTTACTGCTACAGACACAGCAGTTGCTTCCATCAATGACAGCGGCAACTTAACACTCCTCGCAAAAGTTACGACGTACAACAACAAGGCGACTGTGGGAATCGGGGTGACTCCGGTCTATGCCACCGATTCGCAGACAGCTCTCACTGCCAATTACAACGCAGGTGCAGCAAAGACACTTATCACATCCCCGACCGCTGGAAGTGTCTTCCGTGTCTCTGGGGTCCAGTCGATCAATCGTGCCGCTACGACCAGCAGCACAATGCCATCGCTGACGCTGAGTTGGACCGATGCCGGCGGAATCGCGAGAACCGCGGTTCTGGTCGCAACATCCACCACCAACACGACGGCGGTCACGACACCTTTTTCAATTGTAATCCACACAAATGGATCGAACGTAACTGTCACATCGGCAGGCTATGCTAGTAGTGGCGCCACCAGCATGCAATATAGCTTGGGATACGCTGTCGAGCAATTAGCGTAATCCACCCCGATAAATTCCTGTAAAATATTGACCAGGACGTGTCTTATGGGCTTTTTCTCTTCGCCAGGGCTCGATGCTGTAAAAAGCGCAACGAATACCGCCGGCAATTTGGCCAAATCTTACACAGGACTGCAGAACAGCTATCGCGGAGCTGGAGATGCAGCTGCGAACAAACTTTTCGCGCTGCCGTCCAATGGTGGATTGAATCCGTATCTCAAAGAGCAATTCGGGCAAGAAAAAGAGCAAATCGGGAAGGCCTATGGCGACACCGTGGCAGCTGCACAGAAGGGGTTGGCGGCGCGTGGCATGGGCGTTGCTCCAAGTGGCATGTCTGCATCACTGATCAACAGCGCGAACCGCAACGCCGGCGAAGCCACAACGAATGCATACGGGCAGCAAGTGAATAACCAGCTTGGCCTGGGCCTTCAAGGAGTGAAATACAACCAGGAACAGCAGCAGCTCTACAGCCCGCTACCGGCTATCGACGAACAGATGAAAGGCGGACAGGCTGAAACTGCAATGGGCGCAACTTCTGGTTTTGGCAACGTAATGAAGGGTATCGGTACTGCCGCAAAAATAGGCGCAATCGCTGCCGTATAAGAAGGGAAGTGTTCAGGTGGCGCAAAATCCACTCTTAGCAAAGTTCAATGCGCTGCGCGGCCAACTGACCCGCGGTTCGCAAGAAGATGTTGATGTCGATGCTCCCAACACTGGAGCTGCCGACGATGGAGGAAGCTCTGGGAGCCAAGGGCTGAGCTCCAGCACAATCGGTCCAATTCCGGCCCTCAATGCGCCCAAAGTCGGACCCCCGGCAACAAGCCAGATTCCCAGCGGTGATCAAGATCCCACGCCTCCTGAGATCAAGACAGACGCGTCATCGTCCCTCCCTCCTGTGCAGTCTGAAAGTGACGGCTCTTTCCCGTCTCTCGCTCCGCAGGGACCGAAAAATAAGTTCTTGAGCATACTGTCTCGCGTGACAGGGATGACCGCCGCGCAGCCGAAGCCTGGGCAACCTTACACCGGGCCGCTCACTCCCGAAGCCAAACTCGGAGCGCTGAGTCGCTTTCTTAGTCATGCCAGCGATGCTTACGAACAGAATTTCGGCACGCCTCTCGATCGCGAGCTGGCAATGCGCCGTATGCAGCTTGGAAACGAAGCCGCCTGGCGCGCTGCAATGATCGGCACGAAAGAACAAGCGAACGAAATCAATCAACAGAAAGCTGATACTGCACAGAGCAAGATGATGGGCGACATGCGCCGGTACGGGTACACGCTCAACAATCCGAACGATCCCTCGAGTGGGTTTCGTTCCTTAACCGAGCCCGAGATCTTAGCTGATCCCGAGCTCGGGTCCAAATTCCGCTTGCAAATGTCAAAGATGGGTTTGAATGATGCCCAAACCGACAAAGTGCGCGACATGCTGCTTGGCCGGTTCGAAGTCGATCCGTGGGTGGCTGCGGTCGCTGGTGATCCGACGATGTCTGGCCAGAAGGTCAGCGCTCAGCAATATCAACAGATCGGCAAAGTGCTCCAGGCGAAGGGCATCACGATCAAAGATCTTGGACAAGACGGAATGTGGGCCCTTGATCGCATTGGCAACAAGATTCACCAGGTCGCGGCCGTTGGACCGTCAGTCGCACGCGCGCAGATGTACGCCATGCTTCGTCCTGTGCAGTCTATAGATCCTGAAGGCAATCTTTCATGGATGACCGCCGGCAACGCAATTGCTCAGGGCGCTGCGCCTGCGGGAGCCGGTGCGAAGGCAATCAGCGCCGAAGCTCAAATGAATGACATCCGTGTTGCGTCTAGAAACATGCGGACTGCAATTGGTCAGCTGGAAACTCCTCTTAGTGCGGACACCATTGCCAAATTCACAATGGCGGCGCGTGCGACTGATGATCCATCAATTTTTCAAAACGAGGTTGACACGATAATCGGGACTGATCGGCTTACTCCTGATCAGCAAAGATTTGTGACCTGGATGGCGCAACTGCAAGAACGTGCTATGTCTCTTCGTAATATTGCTGGAATGGGTGCTGCGTCAGACAAATTGCGCGGTGCGATTCTGGCTACGTTACCGAGCATGCGAAGTGGCAATCGAGACATGATGATCACCCAACTTGACGCCTTTGACAACATGGTCAATAACCTTGAAAAAGGCATTCCAAAGATCAAAGGCAAAACATCGAGTTCTGGCAACACCTCCGGCGGCGCTCCCAAAACAGCTACGACTGAGCACGTTCGCCAGTACGCCGCTGCTAAAGGCATTTCTGTGCAGCAAGCGACGAGAGAATTCACAGACGCTGGCTACCAGATCAATAAGTAAGGCTGTGTCAAGATGGCAAATGGTTCGCAATTAACGCCAGACGAGTTCATGGCGAAACAGGGCTCTTCATTGACTCCTGATTCGTTCATGATGCAGCAGCAGTCTGCCCCACCTACGCCGGCGACCACTCCGATTCATGCGGCAGCTGCACAGCAAGAGCCGAGTGCGTTTGATCGCTACACCGGAGGTGATGCTGCTTCAAACGACACGTTCAAACGCGAACTCAGTGCAGCGGGATCAATGTTGAATCCGATCACCGCGGGAAAACAGATTTACCACGCTGCGGCAGATCCTGAGACTCCAGAAGAAAGTCAGCAGTTCGGCAAAGGCTTCGAAACCAAAATTGGGCCGACGGGCCGAGTTATCGATCGTCTGGCTGTGCAGCCTGTTTTGAACGCTGTCTCTTACTGGAAAAAATTCGCAAACGCCTCGCCTGATGAGCGCAGCAATATGGAAGACGATATTCTTTCGGTTGCTCCCGAAAGTGCTGGCACAGCAGCCGGGGCAGCAGTCGCGCCGAAAGCGCTTTCTACTGCGGCTCGCGGTGTAAAAGCAGCTTATTCAGCCGCCACACGCACTCCCCAGGCTTCAGTCATTCCTGAAGCTGCATCTTTACATCCGGCAGCGGTTGACGGCGTTGAACACATCTTTAGGGCGGCGGCGCCCGTAGGCAGTGATCCAGGGTTCCGCGCGAATCTTTATGCAGCGGCCGGTGACCTAAACGAGATCGGTCAGAAGCTCAATTTGAATGACGCGAAGGGCGGAATGCTCCGCCCCGATATGCGTGTGCGCGCGACAGTCCAAGGCATCAATGACCACCTCTCGCAGATGTACAACACTGAGCGTGCCCCGCAGATTGCCCGTAACGCAGCCGTTCCCGTCAGCATGCAAGTGGGTGCTGACGCCTCGAATGGACTGAACTTCTTATCAAAGACGGCTGGCACTGTAGCGGACCGGGCTCTGGCTGCGAAAGCTCAGCAGGGAGTTCTGTCACTTGCTGAGACCGATCAGCTTGCTCGCACCGTGAACTCCGCATTGCGTGATTTCGAAAGCATGACACCTTCTGATCGTGCCGCGAGCGCCGCGACGCAGCGTCGTTTGGCTTCGCTCAAAGCTTTGGACCAAGAGCTCGGGAACAAAATTTCTGACACGCTTTCGCAGCGTGGAGAAGGCGGGATTCGTGAATACGAACGACGCTACGCTGCACTCAGTTCAGTACGTGATCAGCTCCAGGCTCGGATGAATATGGCGGAACTCCAGCGACGAGTTCCGTACATACAAAAAGCGATGCATGCCTGGGACATCATTCGTGGAAACGTTTCTGGGCTTGCCGGCGCGAGTCAGTCTGCCGTCGCAAATGTGAACATCGGGGACGCACTTCAGTCTGGATTTGAAAAGTTGGCGCAAAGTGGCGCCACTCCCAACCGTGCGGTTGGCTCCGGCGCACGTCCTATTGCTGGCCTCCTGCCCGCCGGTGGTCCTTCTGTGCAGCGTGTTGGTCCTGGCGGACCGACTGCGATTCCTTTGGGTTCAAACGTTGAGCCAATTGGCCAACCCAGTGGCCCACCGCCGGTCATTCCATATCAGCCTTCGCTACAGACACCGCCTCAGTTTGTGCGGCCGTCTGAAATCAAACCGGCTGCTCCAGAACAGGAACTTCTGAGCCCCAGCCGGAAGGAAGATTTTCCAAAAGGGCGAATTCCGAAGCAAGGAAAGTTGTTTGAAAAAACAGTCAAGAGAGAGTCGAGTAAATAATGCCTCCGCAGAAACAACTTAGTGGTGCCGGCGGATCGTGGGATGATCCAGAGCAGCCTGCTGCGCCTCCGATTCCGATCGGATTGACTCCCGGGAACGAGCCGACTGAGACTGCCATTCCTCGTGCCTTTGAAGCTCTGCAAGAACGAGTGCCTTCCATTCCTCAGGTGATTCACAACGCTCTCTTTCCTGGGCAAGGCGACGACACGTACGTTCCCACGTCTGAAGACGAGAACAGATCTCAGGCAGATGTTTTGAAGGATGCCTTTGGTGCAGCCAAACATACGTACGGAACGAAAGCTGGTTTGAAGGACCTGGGCCGCGCTGCAACGAAGGGTGCTGTTTCAACATTGAGCAGCTTTCAGCCAACCAAGTATGAAGAGCAACTACGTCAAGGTGATTACGCAGGAGCGATTACTGGCGCCGGCGCTGACGCTGCACAGACTGCGATAGCGTACGCTGCTCATGAGCCTCAGGCCCGTCTCGCCGGAGAGCATCCTGCTGTCGGTCAAGCCGCACTCGAGTCTCATCTAACGGCAGGCGGATCTACCTTCGATCCTCGCACCGGCAAAAATTTGACTGGGAGTAACAACTGGGCGGTGAGCGTCGCTCCTGAACACACCGTCGTTTCCACCAAACCGTTCACCCCAGAGCAGTACAACGATTTTGTCGCGCAACATCGCGATCTGCTCGCTCGAAATCCGAATCTCCAGGTTGGCACCTGGGCCGACCCGACAGGTCTGCACTATCTCGACATCACGGCGACTACACCGAACAAACAAGCTGCTGCGCAGATGGGACAGCAGATGAACCAGAAAGCCATTTATCACTTGGGTCGTGGTGAAGAGCTGCCGACCGGAGGTTCAGGTGAACCCGTCCACTCTCCTTTCTCAGTCGACTTTCGAGCACAAGCTCTCGCCGCGGCCACTCCTGCGAAGAAGCCGTTCGTCGGTTACCACCTATCGAACGAAAAGTTGGACTACATCGATGGCCGTCGTCGGGGTATTGCTCAAAAAGAGACAGGCATGCCGGTTGGACAAGAGGGCGCTCGGCTGAATGTTGGGACTCAATTTGGCGTTGGACAAGATGCGCCGGCAGGGTTCTATGCGTATTCCGCCGGCACACGTCCAGAGCCCGCGATCGCTGGGCGTAAGTATTCGCATGAGGTTCGCGGAAATTTTGCGCTGGCTGACATCACAGATCCGAAATGGAATGATGCGGCCCAGAGTGTTTACCAGGACGCATTCAACAAAACAGGAAACGACACGATCGCTCAGTACGCCGCAACCAACGCAAAAGAACTCGCGATTCGAGATGCTGGCTACGATGGATACACAGCACCAGGGACTGGCATCAACTTCTTTTTCGATGGACAACAGACTCAGCTCGTCGGGGCACCAAACAAAGCTGCAGAACTTCCTGCCGGCAAGTTAGCGGCCGAAGCTGGTCTCGCGCGCGCCTCGGTTCAGCGTAAAGGTTTGGGAGGAGCTGCAGCCGAAGCGCCAGCACAGACAGGAACCGATGTCGCTTCCCCCTGGGGAAATCTACAGCACGATGCTGAAGCGCAGAAACGCGCTCGAACTGAGCTTGGTCCGGATGCGAGCACCAGCGACTTTCTCCGTCGATCACAAGAAATCAAACAAGAGTTGATGCAGCAAGGCGGACATGCTGGAAATGGTGTCGCCAGCGAAGAAGAGATCAATCGCCCTGGAAACAATTTCCTGATCGACAAAACAGGAAAACTCACGTTTCATGGCAAATCTTTTGCTCCTGAAGAAACCCCGGCCGGGGGCGCGCACGTCACGGTGATGCCTGATGGTCAATATCGTTTGAACGCCGGCGTTTTGAACGGCCCGATGCAGAACAGCCTCTCAAACGCCGCCAAAGAACTCGGCATTCAGCACCTACGCCCGGCCGAGTCCTCTTCTGTGCAGACTACTGGTGCGGCATTCCCTGGAGAGGAAGCGAGCAAGGTTCCAAATGGTGATCCGCTGAGCTTGTTGACAGATAAAGAACGGGAACAGGCTACATCGAAACGCCTGGGGAATCAGTTCGCTCAAATTCTTCGTAAGCTGCCTGAGGTCCACGATTTCGAAGCTGCGGCGCGCAAGGGCGCAGTTGGCAAAACATGGTATCAGCGTTCGATCGACGCGTTCGATGCGATGCGAAAGCTTGCACCGGATTACTTTCAGCCAGAAGACGCTGATCGTTGGGCGAATGTCGTTGCTGCAACGTCACCGCAACAGGGTGTCCCATTGAACCTACGTGAAGCTCTGACCTTCTGGAAGGATTGGCACGACGCCGGCCGGCCGACAACGATTAGTGAGATTCAAAAAGCGATGCGAAACGGAGACATTCGTCCGTTGACGAATCAGCCTTCGAAGCTGCCGAACTTAGTGCGCGCGCTAAACGACCAGGACATTTTGGAAGATCGCAATAGGAATTTCAAGGTAGGGAACTTTGGAAAGAACCTGAGCAACACGTTTGGCAATGTCACGCTTGATTCGTGGATGGGTAACTTCGCTGGTGTGAATGAAAAGCAGATGGCCAAGCCGCAGTTCTATCACGCGCTCGCGTTGCGTACCCGTCAAGCTGCACAGAAGTTGGGATGGGAACCTGCGGAAGCTCAAGCCGCGATCTGGACGTTTACGAAAACGCTCGCGGAGATGTCTGGATGGAAAAGCTCGGGAGGAACGTATTATCGTCCGACAGACATGTTGGAACGGTTGACGCCGGACAAGATGAAGGCGTACAGCAATGACTTTGCTGATATCATGAGGACAGATCCCGAAGTTCGTGGCAAGCTGTCTGAATTAGGAGTGGATCTCAATGAGCTCGACAAAAGACTCAAAAACGTCACGCCAAAGCCCGCCGGCGAAGCCATCAAAGGAGCGGACCAAGAAGCTCTTGCTCGAAGTCTTAGACGGAATGCAGCAAGAATCGGCAAAGCCCAGCGCGGCCTCGAAGGATTCACCGACTACCGGCGCCCGCCGGCCCAAAGCGAATTAGATCTGGGCTCCCCTGAAGATGGGGACACGTCGTTCTCGTTTGGCGGACCTCTCGCTGATGCTGTCAAAGCAGGAAGGGTAAAATAGTGATAATTATATGCCTTCGCCTTGTACAGTAACGTGTAAGTTCGAAGACGCAACAGGGGCTAACCTGCAAGGCAACGCTTTCGTTCGTTTTCGTCTTCGAAACTTTTCCGGCTTCGTCCCACGCGTGATCGGAACTACGATCATCGTCGAAACTCAGATCGACGTCGCGCCGGACTCAAGCGGAAATATTTCGACGCCGATTTGGGGCAACGACAACATCGATCCAGGCGGAACGAGTAACCCGCCGTCGACTTATTATACCGTCGAGTATTGGAATCAAGGTCGGATCACCAGCCAGGCGAATTATTCAATCGTGGGCGCATCGCTGAATCTTGACACAGCGTCCCAACTAAATCCTCCTCCAGTGCCGCCGGGCGTCAGCGGAATTTCTACGCTTCTACTGCAGACGAATGGAACAAACAACGGCTCTCAGTCAAAACTGAATCAGGTCGGAGGCTCGGGAATTACGATCACTGACGATGGCGCAGGCAACATCTCTTTCAGTTCAAGCGCTTCGATCGGAACCGCGCCGCACATGATCGGCCCTGGCATTTTAGACCTCCACGCAGCTCCGCAAGGAAGCTTAGGAGGCCAGACAAACGGACAGAACAACGTCGTGGTGTGGGAATTTTTCCTAGCTGTGCCTACTGTTTCCTTTGGACACATTTCACTGAACGGACAAAACTCTGTTGCTGGGAATGGCAACCTGTATATCGGCATATACGACTCGAACAAGAATCGTGTTTGGCAAACAGTTCTGACCATCCCGAACGGAACTGCCTCTCGTAACTTCACGATCCCAGCTTTGCAATTGAACCCAGGGACCTACTATCTTGCTGTCGGCACTGATGACCCAAGCGGAGCTATTGCATACTGGGCGTTTGCTGGACCGGAAGCTAATTATTTCGACAGCGGAACATCTAACGCAAATATCATTCAGCAAATCACTCCGAGGGTTGCGTCTGCCGCAAATCACATTGCCGGGGGAAGCATGCCAGCAACCCTGGGCGCGCTCACCACCCTGACCCAGACTTCCGCGGCTGCGGCAGCTGTTCCTGCGTTCTTTTTCGAGCCATAGTTTATGCAGATCACTCTTCATCACATCAGCGATTTCTTAAAGCCCTGGTCCCCAATCATAGGCTTTACCAGCGCTCTTCTCGCAGCCTTCGCGTGGGTTCAAAAGAAGATCAGTAAATGGGCCAATACACTTCTGCACAATCACATGGCCCACATGCAGCAGTCGCTTGAGTCAATCGTGTCGGCGCAAGGGCAGCTCGTTGACGCCCAGTCTGTGCAGACTGAAAATCTGCAGCAGCAGACAGTCTTGCTCCAGGAGATTTCTTTCAACCTGAACCAGAGTAAAACGGAGCCGAGAAAACGCGCTAAAATTAAATAGGAGCAATTATGGCAGCAGTGGCGTACGAACGTGGGTCCCAGGCCTTTATCCTGCAAAACATTACTACGGCGGGTGGCGGAAACGACGTGAGCGGCACCACGGCGCCGGCGAACGCAAAGGTTTATTCGATCGTCCCCACCGTCGCGCGTGGGCAGCTGCCAACCTATTCCGCTTTTCAAGTAGACCTCGGAGGAGGCACAGCAACCAGCATTAAAATCAATATTTACGGGTCGCTGGACGGGGTCAATTTTTACGTAATCGGAACGCTGACAATTACGTCCGGAACAGTTGGTGCCATTTTCACGCCCGGCGCTGGAGAAACTACGTCGCCGATCGGATTCCCAGCATCCGTGAAATATCTCACCGCGGGCTGGGTAAGCGGCACGTTGGCGGGCGGAACGGGTTTATCAATCAGCTTTGCGATGTAAATCAGGTGGTCTCATGTACACCTTTCAACAGTCAACAGGAAAACTCTTTCATGACGGAGCGCTAACCGCAACCGGCTGGGCCGGGCAGCCTCCGCACAAGAACGATCCGAACGGACAGTGCGAAAAGAATGTTGGGCCCTTGCCACGCGGCAAATATGCGATCGGACCCGCATACCATCACCCGAAGCTTGGTCCGATCACGATGAATCTCACGCCGGCGTCAAGCAATGAAATGTGTGGCCGCGGAGATTTTCGCATTCACGGCGCATCCGCATCGGATCCAGAACACTCCAGCGAAGGATGCATTATCATGCCGCACGACATTCGCGAAAGCATTGACGCCGGCCTTGATCGAGAGCTTGAGGTGATTGAATGATTTCCTGGTTAGAAACTTACGCCAAGACGCACTTTTTCTATCTTGTGCTGATTGCCGTTGGTATGATCGCGTTTCATTCCTGGTTGGCTGAGCATGATGCGCGGCTGCAAGCTGCACAGCAAGTGAAGATCGCCGAAGCGCAGGTAAATGTTGCCCAGAGTACGATCGAAAACTTGCAAACGCAGATCAGCACAAACGACGCAAAGGCTCAGAAAGAGATCGACACCCTCGAGAAGACGATCGCACAGGTGAAGACGACACAGCAAGCCGCTCAGCAGCTACCAACCGTAACTCCCAATCTGCCGACCCCCGTCACTGTGCAGACTGACGATTCCGTTACGTTTCCAAAGGAAGACGTTCTGCCACTGTTTCAAGATTTGGCGGACGGTAAAGTAGCACAGACGAAACTCGCGCAGTGCCAAACGGACTACTCCGCTGAACAGCAAATAGCTGCACAGAAGGATGCACAGTTGGCTGCGAAGGACAGCGAGATTGTTGTATTGAAAAAGAAGCCTGGGTTTTGGCATCAAATTGGATCAACGATAAAGCAGGTCGGAGTGGGCGTTGGAATAGGCCTTGCATTGGGCGCTCATTTATGACAGCGACCAAAATCCCGCGGCCGGAATTCGTATGAACTGGTCAGAAGCAAAACAGTTTGTGTTTCAAGCGTTCAGTGAGAACGGCTCACCGTCGTCCAGCAGAATCATTTCGGCGTGGCTGAGTGTCTCGAGCATGGCATTAGTTTGGTGGTGTATTCGTCACGCCATGTCATTGCAGGATCCGGTTAAGATCTCTGCTTGGGTGTCGGGGCTACCACAGATCATTCTTGCTTTGGCCGCATTCGCAGTGTCACCGTACGGAGTCAACCAGCTCCGCGCAGCGGTCGCTGCGATCCGCGGCCAGGACACGAAATCCGACAATAGCTAACGGGCTTGCTGTTCAGCCTCAAGCTCTTTTTGCAAGAGCGCGAGCGCGCGCCAGGCCATCTTTGCGGTGTGGCGCACACCATCAGTATCCAGAGTTCCGCGCTGCAAGAAATGGCGCTGCATGGTATCGGCCTCATCCGAGGATTTGCTGCGATCCCAGAAAAGAGGCTTCCCTGGGTTGTGTTGTTTACCTCCCTGAAACGAAATGTGCGAGATTGCCACGAGTGCGTCAGGGAAATAGTCCATCAAACCGCTTGCAATGGGATAAGTTTTTCTTTCGGCTGGATCAGTCGGAAGTGTTGTCGCTCGCGTTGGCGCACCACCTGGACCCAACAGACGTACATCTTTCTGGTTGTTCTGAACTTCACTCATATTTAATTTTCCTTTTGATGTAGCCAAGTTGCCTCAGGCAACGGCCTCGTAGCTTGAGCTTCGCAGGCCATTTTCACGATCGTGTTGATCTGCACGTCGTTGAGGCCTGCCATTTTGCAGACGAGAACAAAATTTTTGTTGCGGGTCGTCAGCCAGCGGCGCGCGCGGCGCATCGTCGTTCTCTGCTGAGTTCCCGAAGTGTGTCGCCCGGCCGCTTCCTCTTGCGCGAACCGGATGACCCTAAGCCACAGTTCGCGTTCCAGATTCCGTTGCACTGACGCTCTCCACACGCTTGTTGATTGCATTCGAGGAAGGCAGCAGAATGATCTCTGCCAAGGCGATCGCGTCATCAAGGCTGCTCACGCGAAAGTGTGTCGTCTGACGGAGCATCGGGTGCTCGTGTGGATTCCCTTCTTTTTCCATGATCAAGATGGCGGGATTTCGCGCGGCGTCTGCCCAGCCCAACTCGATCATGGTGCCGATCGAGATCCGCTCGGCTCCGAGTAGATTGAAGACGACGACATCGGCGCCCATGCAGTCATACCGATCACGCGTCGTAATGCCGGTGTCAGTTGACAAAGGGAATTCGTCGTACGATCCCTCGAGAGGTCCCCGCATTTTCAAATACTGCTTTCCTCGGAGAGGGGAATAGCACTGAATCTCAGGGCTGATCTTGCTGCTGAAATAGTCACGCCAGTCCTGAGCACCTTCGTACGTCAAACCGCTAATCGGACCGGCTAAGTAAATTTTCTTCATGGGTTATCCTTTACGCCTTTGAAATATCGAATTGACCATCCGGACTGAACTCAACCTTCCAAACTGAACCAGGGGACTCTTCGCCAGGCATGCCGGCAGAACTGCCCTTCGTCTCATGCACTGGAATCGGCGCATCTTTCTCGCCGAGAAGACGCCGAAGCGGATACAAATTGCGCGAGTGCGTCACAAGCACAATCGCTTTGTCTGGATGCTTCAGGGACCAGGAACGCGCAGCCTGCACAGGCACGAAATAGCGCTTGAGAAAAGAGTTGTAGCTTTCGCCGCCGGGGACCTTCTCGTCAGGATGATCCTGATAGTGTTGAAGCGTCGCTAACGTCTCGGCGTTCACCGGCTTCCCGGTCAACTTGCCGTAATCCCACGGCCGCAGCGCACCAACATGAGTGACCGCAGTATTCGTCTTGACTCCAATGATGTGTGCGGTCTGTCGCGTGCGCTGCAGGTCCGACGCATAGATGTGATAAAGCGGGTAAGCGCTCAGCGTCTGTGCAGACTTCTTTGCCTCCTCGATGCCATTCCGATCGAGCGAAGGGTTGTCATGACCGCGCAGCAAATTTTCTTTGTTCATGACAGTCTCTCCGTGACGAACGAAGAAGACTGTCGGACCGTTAAGCTTTTTCACGCGCCGCCTTTCGTGCTGCAAGAATGGCATTGCGTAGCCGGAGGGCAAACGCCAGACCACGCTGCGGATACTTCGCGAAGTGTTGCTTCCAGCCGCGACGCGGAGTCTTACGTCCGAGCCCATGTCGGCTGGCGTCAGGATGCTGCATGATCCAGCGCAGGAAGCCTCCAAGGTGGACTGGCTTATAAGGGCGCTTGAGATCGCGCACAATTGTGACTTCGTAAACACGAGCACTCATGACTGCTCCTGATGAGGACACACGCCTTTGTTCAACGCGCGGCCGCAGTTACAGTTGAAACAGAGAACCTGAAAGCCTTCAGGAAAACCTTGCTTGCGAATCCAGCGATACATAAAATAAGCACTACGCCCAAGAGCACGACGATGTTGAGCGCCATCCTGATTGATGTGGTCCAAGGTCAAAAATCCTAGAGTCGTTTCTTTGCAGCAAGCACAAAAGGGAACTTCTGCCTTGCTATAGTGCCGAAGAATCTCCAACTTCAAACGCTGATAAAAGTCGTTCCACACTTTACGAACGCGTTCTTTAACTGAAGGACGCTGTCTATATTCCTTCGTGTATGCCTGGCTGCATTCCTTACACCACCAATGCTTACGGTGTTTAGATCGAATCTTGCAGCGGCCGCAGAGCGCTATCGTTTCGTTGACCACGGAACCCAATCAAAGAAGCCGTACTTCGGATGAACCAGGAAACTGACTTGTGAGGGCTTCGCGTAACGTCCGACGCCTTCGTCGAACTCGCTTGTGCCGCTCAGAGAACCATTGACGAGGATCTGATTGTCGATCACGTTCGGAACATGAAAATGGGCGAGCGCGACGTAGTCGAATCCGTACTCGTTATGCATACGGGACAGCTCCCGACGCTGTTGTTCGAGAATCGCGCGCATGTGCTTGCTGGCTTCCTTCGCGGCCTGGCGCATCATGCCCATGTACGGAATACCCTGCCAGGACTTGATCACGTCGCCATGTTCCACCAGGAACTTCTGGCCGACTACGTTGACCAGTTCACGAATGCGATGATTGTTGATCCAGTTGATGTTGCCATGTTCTTTGAGTAGAGCTTCTGCCATTGCGTAGGTCACGAAGCTCATGTTGTTCTGCGCCTTCTGCTTGAACTGAGGCTTCGGTTGCAACCGGCCGTGATTGTCAGGTTCAATCGCAACGACGTGTAGTTCAGGAGCGTGCGGCGCGATCCGCGCGATAACTTGTGCAAAGAGCTGCCCTGATCTCACGGCCTGTTCAGGCAATGGGAACTCGTTTGTGACGAGCAATTCCTTATGAATGTCTCCACTGACCCAGTCCGCCTGGCCGAAGATATAAACTTTGGGAATCTTGAAACTCGCGCGATGTGATTCAAGCCAATTGAGGAATTTCGTCACGATGTAATTTGCGCGCTCTTGCGCCATCGCCCAGTTGTAGAGTCCGAACCCGCCGGTCTCTCGCGCGCTGATTTGTTCACCAATGTGCCAATCACTGAGCTGAAGAACTGCGGCCATTTCAGCCTCAGCATTCTTGCCTACTTTGTACGGTCGCGGCTCAAGAGGAGAGAGGGCTTCTACAGCCTTCAAAATTTTCTCAGTGAGAATTTGCTGAAAGCCTGAGGTTTCCTGCAAACGCAAGATTTGATTTTTGAGAGAGGTATTTTCTTTCGTCAAAAACTTTTCGCGATCACTAAGAGGAGTGCTTTTGTCACGCTGTTCTTTTACTACATCGGAAATTTTCATTTGGAGAACTCTTTCTTGAGATCACGTATGGTTCTTGCGTTTCCGTACACGGCCCGACGATCTGGAAGACGAAAGCGAACGTCTTGAGGAAGACGCATAAATGCGCTGCTTTCCTTCGATATGTTTAATTTCTGACTGAGCTCCTCGCGCGACGTCAATATTCCGTATGGAAGTTTCTGCACAAAGGCCATGACACGGCCGCGCTGGGACATTTGTTCTGACAGAGGCTTTCCGTTAAGCTTGAATTTTGCCATTGGTTGATTTTGTAATTATACGGTAATTCGCCTGATTTTTCAAGTGATTTCTAACTCTTGAAGAGGTTCGGAATAGAAACGAACCTTGCCGCGTTTGCGTCCGCCATTGCGAACGATTTGATAAATTCCCATGACACGCTCACCGTCTTGTCGCGAACTCTGCCAGTCAGCTTCGCTCGGTTCTCCATCTGCGTCAGGATGAGAATGAATGCTGCCTAAATACTGAAGCTTCGGATGATCCGGTCCGTCCTGGCGCTCTTTCTGATCTTCCACGTCCGCAGGCTCGTATTCGAGCCACTCTTGCTGCCCTTTATGGTCGATCGGGTAAAACGCACAAATCTGAATGGCCTCTTTTGACACCTTGCCCCAGATCGTTTCCATGTATTCGTTGGGAAACCGACGCAGCGCGCGCCGCCGGTATCCCGCGAGAACCGCTTTGTCGACCTGAACTTTCATAGGAATTGTGCCAACTTGTCATATTGTACCGAATTAAAACAAGTCGCCGTACGGATCGACGTAAGCGCCTCTGTGCAGCTTGACGGCCGCCTGCGCGTTGATAATTGTCCTCACGACGTAGTCCTTGCGCTTTAGCTTCGCGCGGGGTTTCGCACGTTTCAAGAACTCTGCATAGAGCTGATCGCGGGTGGCGCCGATGCCCAGGTCGCGCACGACTGCACAAGCGATGCGAAATTCCTCACCGCTCGCCGTCGAGTCGTTGTCGCCGTCTGGATCTGCCGGCGTGTAGGTCGCTTCGGCAAGCTCAGCCTCCGTGATCTCTCCAAACGTCCCCAGGAGCCAGGCGCTCAGATCGCGCGCTTCGACGTTCCACGAAGGACCGTACGTACATTCACATCGTATGTTAATAGGCGCGTCCCACATCGTTACGCCGCCGCTGTCCATTAACCCAGAGCCTTCACAAGAGCCGCAAGTGGATAGTACGGGCTGATCCTCAAGCCTCTGTGCAGACATTGTGAAGTAGCGTCCGTCACGATAGACCTCAATAGCAGGCGACTTCCCCTCGGCCGACAGGACGAACGTGTTGGCCATTTTCTTCTTGCGTCCACGGACCGGCATAGTCGCTTTGACCCAAATGTGAAAGCCACGTCCGCTCGGGCTCACTTCGGTGTACGAGTTGAGTTCGTTGATGATGTTCCAGGCCCACGGTTCGGCGTCGCCAGTCTTCGGGTCGCGGCACTGATCGAGATCGATCCCCATGTATGGCGGCGCGATCACCAACCCCGGGCCGCGGAAATATTTTCCGTTCTTGAGCACCTGTGAGAACGTGGTCCAGTGCGCCGGGTTCGTGGAGCTGGCAAGCTCGAGGGTGCGCGCGTTGTACGGGACCTTTGTCTTCTGCCCGTTGCGCTCTTCGTAACGCCAGCCGATCCATCGCGGGAGATCACGCAGCTCTTGCGGAATTTTGGAGAAGTCAGTGGGCATGAGTTTTCACGTATCGAATGGCCCGTCGTAAGGTTGGGATGTGCTCTTGGAAGAACCCCAAGCCGCGGTTGCAACTATGACAGAGCAATGCACGAAACTTTCCCGTCTTGTGCGAATGATCTGTTGCAGGATACTTCGGCAAGCGCTTTAGGCAGATAGCACAACGATTGTTTTGTTTCTTTCGAGCCAAGGTATGTTGGTTAAGTGTGATTCCGTACTGACGGAGCCGCCAGGCACGTTTTACTTTCGCGCGTGCCTTTTTAGTTCGTTTCCACCACAGTTGCGTACGTTTACGAATCCACTCCTGATGCGTCTTGTAATATGCGCGCTGATACGCAATCTTCTGACGACGTGTACGTTGATAGTAAGCACGTTGTTTCTCACGAATCTTTGCGCGATGTCGCTTATAGTATTTTTGATCTGCAGTCATTTCTTATTTTGATCGCGCCAGTTCGGACCCCACGAAGGTTCTGCGGGGATTAACAGCCCTTTCAAATCACCATCAGTATTCACGACTTCCATGTCTTGCTGAATCCAGCCCATTGCCGTCTGAGGATCAACATCGTTTCTTACGTAGGCAATTAGTTCGTCATGCACCTGTAGAACAGGTCTAATCTTGCCTGTTTCGCGCCAGCGCCGATGAAGATTCAAAAGAGCTAACTTCGTTATATGCGCGACTGGTTGCTGTTGAAAAATGCCCTGCGCAGCCTTCATGCGATCGTCCGGTGGTCCGTAGCTCAACGTGACGTATCCGTTCGGCGGACGCACCGCGTGTTCTGTCTCGGCCTGTTTGCTCACGCGCTGCTGGAACGCCCGCACACCCGGGAAGCGCCCGAAATATTTGTTCGCGATGTCGAGAGCCGCGCGCCGGTTTGCCCAGCTCGCGTCGCCAAACGCACGCCGCGCCAGGTTGACGCCCGTAAACGTGACCACACGCCCTTCGAATGTCCACTCTGGATACACAACGCGCGCGCCAGCCGCGATCTCAGCTTTGATCTTAGGCGAACGGAGTTCTTGCGGATACTTGAGCTGCAGACCTTCCAAAATGTTGCCAGCGTGCTGAATCGATTTCGCCGCTTCTCGCGCATTGCCCAAGATCTTGCAGAACTCCATATCCTCAGTTAGACCCGCAATGTCACGGACCCATGCATGCAAGTCAACATCTCTCCCAATCTCGTACCCGCTCAGGTGCAGCACAACGCGGTTCTCCGCGTTCGAAAGATCAGCGCGCACGATGTACCAGCCAGGCGGCGCAATGAACGCGCGCCGAATCTTCTTGCCAATCGCCTCGCCGCGGAACTTCTCACACGTACACCCAACGATCATGCACTTGCCAGAGTGCTCAGCTTTCATGTGTCCGCATTCACATTTACGCCGGCTCTTGCGCCGCTTCGCGACGTTCTGCAGGTTCGGCGAGCTGCACATCATGCGCGCGGACGATGTGAAAAACGACAGGTGCGGGTGGATGAAGCCTTTTTCGTCGAGAAAGCCTTTCTGATAGCCATCCTTGCCGATGTAGTACGGCTGGAACCAGCGATCAGGTCCATTCCCCAGCTCTTTGTATTCGAGCAAGAGCGCCAGCTCTTCCGGCGCGAACTCTTCGCCACCGGCGTCCTCGACAGCGTCTCGTATCGTCTCTTCCTGGTTGTCGTCAAGCTTCAGCCCGTATGTCTCATCGAAGAACCTCAAGACTTCGGGATTTGATTTAGGATTGAACGGCAGCTGCACAGCAAGAGCTTCTTTGTCGCGTTCGTGGTCAGCGCGTAGCTGATCTATGTAAGGAGTGTCCACATACACCCCATACTCGCGCATATCAGCCAGCACCCAGGCAAGCTCTCTGTGCAGAGGATAGAGCCGCTCGATTCCTCGCAACTGCATCGTGCGCTTGAGCGCAGGCAAACACTGTACAGGAGCCGCGGCGTCAAGCCCGTTGTATCCTTGTGGGTCATGCTCTGGACACGGACCTTCACAAAAAGGACCACGACAGTCCTTCCAATGCGGCAGGTCCGTGTATAGAGATGCCATCGTCCACAGGTTATTGAACCCGCGGCCGCGTTTTTCGCCGGCATCTTCCTCGAGCGCCGCTTTGCCTGAGCTCTTGGAAAGGTGCATGTTCGAAAGCCAATGTCGGATGATGGTGTCTTCCACTTGTGCTAAAGGAATGACTATGTGTTCTTCCTTCAACACCTGCAAATCTGCACCGACTACGTTATGTCCAGTAAAAATTGTGTGCGGATGACGTTGAATAAGCTCTTGTAAATAAGGAACACCTTCTGCCCAAGGAACGGAGATATTCAACTGGCCGTCGGAGAGACCAAGAATCGTTGGCTTGCCGTTCTTGTCCCACTCTAAATCCAATCCAATTGGAGATCGTCCGAACAGTTGCTGGATTGCTATTGCGTCTCGGACGACTTCCGGCCAAGAGGTGAGAACTCGGTACATGGCGAATGTTTTTCCAATAAATAATCTGCGACTTGTTTTGGATCTACCTTACGCTTTTCAATTACTCCGATGATGTATCTATTACATTGAGGACACAGCAACCCACGAACCTTCTTCGTGATATGACAATGATCTACGTCTAAAGCCCTTTTTATAGGTGGCTGGTGACACAGAGCACATACGCCTCCTTGAGCTCTAAGCATTTTTTTATATTCATCCAATGTAATCCCGTATGTCTCTCGGAGCTTTTTGTCACGGCGTGCTTCATAATTACCAAGAAACTTTCGCTCGTAGTAACGGCGCTGAATCTGTTTGCGAGTTAGAGCCACGACTAGAGTCTTTTCCCTCCATGCCTATAGGGCCGTGTGCGGTTGTACGCCATCTTTTGCTCGATCGCCGCGCCGAGATTGATTCCATAGAGCGCAGAGAATTCGGCGATGCGAATCACAGCATCCGCTAGCTCGACAGGCACGCCCTCGGGCTTGTCCGGCTTCTCGGGATTGAAATAGATCTCGTTCGGCCGGTGATTGTTGCGATACTCCTCGAGAGCTTCGGCGATCTCCGACACGATCAGCATCAAGCGATCGCCAACCGTCGTCGGCTGTTCGTGGAAGCCGTGGGCCCGGCTATTTTCGTACGCAGCCTGAGCAATGTCGTTGATGTTCATGCCTGCGGCTCCGTGCTCGGCGTCAAGGTCGTACGGCTCTTCGCCGGCTTTCGCATCTGTGCAGCTATGCGGTGCAGGAGATCCGGCTGCTCATGCACCGCGATGTTCGAGATCGTGGTGAACAGATTGCCGTCGGGCGACAGAAACACCATGAACGTAAGCAAGCCGGCGGTATCCGACTTTTCCATGACGCTCTCTGCATACGACTGCAGAGACGTGCCGTTGGCGTCCTTGATGTCAGCGAGTTTCTTCGGAAACGGCTGTTGTGTTTTGGACATTGTGAAGCTCCTCGTATTTGTCCCAGCACGGCGCGCAACCGCATTTCGGCGCACGCTTGCCCTGGTAACGTTTGAAACTCTTACACGCGACCGGATTCAGCTCGTCCGGCCGCGTGTTCTTTTCCCGAGCACGATCGACCACACTTTGAGGCACACCCCAGATGTCAGTCTCTTCGCTCACGGCTTTACGCTTTCTGGCGTTACGCTTCGCGACGTACTCGAAGAGCTGCTTGTATGTCTTCGCCCAGTCTGCAGCCAACGTAATGTAATGTCCTCTCCATTTGCTGATGTTGCTTCCGTATCGAGCAAACGCCTGAGTAGCTTTTCCTCCCAATAGGGCGAGTACGCGGCGTCCCGCATTCGTGAAGTCTCGAACTTTTTCAGCATCTCGGACTGCGAGAGGAAGGGGTGTAATCTCTCGTAGTATTCCTGCAGGATGAAGTCCAAAGACGAGAACGTCAGGCCGGTAGGCTTCGATTCGGTCCCATTGCCGACAGCAACGCTCAGCTCCCTTTTTAACTTCTCCAGTTGGGTAGTACGCTCCCTGTGCGTTTTTCGGAGGGAGGCACCGAATCGTGTTGTCGAGATAGACGTTTTCATCACGCTTGATGCCTGCCTTGGGCAAGATCCAACCAAACAACGCTGCACCGCTCTGTCCGACTACCGGCGCCCCACGCGTCAGATACTCGACGGGGACGTCCGGATAGTCGCGCCTGCGCGTCGAAATCTCGCGCTCGACCTCTGCCGGATCCGAGAAAAAAGATCTTCCAGGGACTGCCTGGATCTTGAATGAGAGTTCTTCGCGACCTGGAGCTTCGAGAACGAATGCATACTTTGCCTTAGCAGGGTCTCCAGTTCCAAGAACAAATCCTCGTCCAAGCGATTCAAACGACTTACCGTCAGCGCACTTCTTTTCAACGTGTTCCTCCAACGGTTTTTCACAATGCCTGCACAGAACCGCGAGCGGACAACCGGAGGCGAAGCATTGTGACGGCTTATCGATCATCGCGTAACGCCGGTGTTCTTGATGACGCCGATTGCTCGGTCATCCCAAAGCTCGATCATGCCAAAATCTTTGATACAAGTGATTTCCAATACGCGACCAAATTGCTCTTGACACCAGCGTTCAATGGCGTGTTTTGCAACGATTGCTTCGGCCGTGCGCTTTTTATATTCGGATGTCTCTACTTCTGCCCAGAGAGTTCCAAGAGGCCAAACACGCGCTGTGAAGATTCGAACTTCTTTTCCTTCTGCGAGCCACTGTTTGACTCTTTCGACCATACGCGGTATAGGCGCACCGACATGTTCAGCACCTTTCCAATGCGTGTACTCGGCGAGTGTGCCATCCAGATCCACCCCGATCCAGCCGTGCATCAGAACATTCCTTTCGGTCCCGGGGGATTCAGTAGTTCAATTTCGTCTGCATGCCCGTCGGCCTGGTTGATCGCGATCGGCAAATTTCGCGCGAACGTATCCTGTACGAACTCGGCATAGTCTTGGGCGCGTTGCTCAGCACCCTTTCCATAAAAATCCGCGCCGCGGCTTTCGGAATCGTCTCCAAGCCAAGTAACTTGGAAATACTCCTCGTCGATCTGCGTGATATCGACACTGACAATCAGGCCGTTGCTCAGCCGGTACGGATAGCACACCGTGCAGAGAGGACACTCACTAAAATCAAGACTCATAACTACTCCATTTCGATGTAGATCAATTCTTTTTGCGCTCGGGTCACAGCTACATACTGCAGATGAATCTCTTGGTCGTACTGCCAGGTGCCTGGCTCAACCCAGCCAGCCGGCATCAGGCCTGGGTTCAAAATGAACACCCGCGGCCACTCGCCACCCTTGGCTTTATGCACCGTTGACAAAGTCAACAGTTGCTTGTTTTCGTTTGCGTCATCCGTCGAAAACAGCTTCTCGATCGACGCGATGACATTCTGCACAGACGACAGATTGTCCTGGGCGTTGATAAAGATCATCAACGTTGCGACGCGATCCTCGAGCCTGGCGATCTGATCAGGCTTGTCGCGCAGCTTCTTGCTTTCCTTGTCCAAATGGTCCAACAGCTTTCGCCGGAGATCATTCGTATCCGTAGCCTTCAGCTTGTTCACCAGCGCGATCAGTCCGCGGCCGATGTCACGTCCCAACACTTTCACCCCGACCCCGTCTCGAATGAGCTTGAAAGCCATTGAGATCAGCGGCGCGTTATTTCTGCACAGGATGACATCCGTCGGCTGAAAGTCGTCGCTGCTCCACGCTGAGCCCCACACTTTGACGTCGCCTTCTGGGGCATCGTCCTTGTGTTGAATATGGGACACGTACGTCCGCGCTTTCTGCACGACCTTGCGCGGGCAACGAAAACTGACGTGCAACGGCATCATCGCAGCGTTGAATTTTTCTCGAATGATTTCGAGCGAGTCAGTTCCTGCGCCGAGGAAACCATAGATCGCTTGGTGCGGATCCCCGACGGCGATCAATCGTCCCTGCTTGTGCAGACTGCGCTCAATCATCTCGAGCTGAATCGCGTTCACGTCCTGAGCTTCGTCAACGAAGAGCAGGTCATACTTCTTGAACGGCGCGCGGAACACAACTGGCAAATACAGCTGGTCGTTGAAATCGATCTTGTCTCGAGAAACCCGAATCGACTCGAGAAGGACCCGACGGGCCAGCGACAGTGCGTCCTTTTCCTGCCCAGGAAACTTGAACGAGATATCATGCTCGTCCATGAGATCTTGCCAGGTTTGGTCGGAGTCAGGAACCAGACCGCGTGCTTCACCCCATGATGTTCGGACGAGATTCCCTGGGACCAAGCCAATGCCTTTTGCCAGGTCGATGAGTTTCTTTACGTCGCCTACGAAATCGCGATCGTTGTTGCTGGTCATGTCACGCACCAGCGCTGAGATCTTGTAGCCGTCGACCTCGGGATATTTGCCAATGAACGCTTTCCACGCGCGGTTGCCCAGAGCGTTCAGCGTCATGGCAGGCACGCTTGCCGGTAACCGGCGTTTCAACTCGTCGGCGATAACACGGTTGAATGCGACGAAGGCGCCCTCAGTGCCGAAAGGTAGACGCCGCGCGGCTTCAACGATCGTGGTCGTCTTGCCGCTTCCAGCAACGGCCTCAACAACGGCCGAGCCTTCTCCATTTTCAACGAAGTCAAAAATTGCTTGTTGAAACGGAGTCCACGAAATCTCTTTGAGGGCTGTCGTGGTCATCGGTTGAATGCCGTCATTGCAACGATCGTTTTGCAGCGCACGAACGTCGGCTTGCCGTCTTCGTTCAGGCCGTTGTAGCAATCAGCGTCGACAACTTTCGTCGCTCGGCTGAATACTGGGATACCGGCTCGGTTACGCCCAATAGCGCCCGCTGGCAATGGATCTTGATGCTTCATATTTTGTTGTAGGAAATAACGCCGCAGATTACGCGCTGCGGCCCGCGTTCGCGTTGGGGCAGATCAAACTTACTGTTGTTCCCAGGCCTTCTGATATTTCTTGAAGGCTTTCGGATTGTTCAGCTGAGAAATGCTGACGACTGACTTCACGCGCAGCCGGTTCTTGAACCGCGGATCGTCGCCGCCATCCGGCCGGCGCAGGAAGATCACTTCCAGCCCGGTCAGCAGCTTGCTGTGATTGTCGACGAACTCTTCGATCGTCTCGGCCTTCTTGGTGATCCCGACCTGGCCTGCAGTGCGGCCCTGTTCTTTCGCCAGAGCGCGCAGCTCCTGAAGAGTGGCAGTGCCATCAGAGTTCGCCACGCCGATGCGGAACGAGCTCTGCTGTTTGTTGCCTTCCTCTTCCGGCAAGGACGACGCGTCGACATGGATGTTCTCCACGAACCCTTTGGGAAGGAAAATTTCCAGGCTCGAATCCAGCGTCGGAACATCTTGCGAGCGCAAGTTGACGACGATCGAGACCGTCTGTTTTTCGTTTTCGTAACGCTTCAGCTCGACACCTTCAATGGTGCCGCGATGTGCGTCCGGAATTGCTGGAGGAACTTCCAGCTCAGATGTTGCAAAGACATCATCGTCAGTGACGATCTGCTCGTCAGCGACCGGCAATGCCTCTTCAGCGAACGTGCCTGTTGCTAGCTCTTCCATTTCATCTCCTCAAAGATTTACCACTTGAAAAACTAATTCACTACTCGCGGGGCTTCGATACGACCGAGAGCCTCGCCGTACAAAAAGAACGAGATCGCCATTGCGCGAATGCTTTGCTGCACAATCGGACTGGTGACATCAAGCCCGGTGCGTGCGGCGATGTCGTAGAAACGTTCGTTAAACTCTGGCAGAACGGCTAACGCCTGGAACGTTGCTTCCAGAATTTTGTCCCCGGCGGCAGTTCGATCGGAAAAAGCCTGCGTGACTTCCTTGAACTGCTGGCCGGTAAAATCTAAAAGACTATTGATGTTTTCCATTGCGACCCATCCAGAGAGCAACACCGATTCGTAACGCAACCGCAAGTGCAGCGCAGGCCAACCAAACCATCATGGTCACTTTTTTGGCGGCTTGACTTTGTTCCAGTAAGCGCGCAGGTCCATGTCTTCTTCGCCGGAGAGATTCAGAACCGGCGGCTGACGTAGGGCGAGTTCCTTCGGCAGCTTGTTCTTGGCAAAAATCTCACGCTTGTACAGCTGGTCCTTGCCCTTTTCGTCTTTCTTTTTGTAGTTGATGTACATCGGCCGCGTGATGAATTTATGCGTCGACTTCTTCATGAACAGGACGTGCTCAAGATCCGCGGTGATGATCGACCGCGCGCCGGTTGGCATGTCCGGTCCAATCGCTTCCTCGTTAGCGAGAGGCGTTTCGAACTTCTTGGCAAGAGCAGTCAGCACCAGATGCATCCGGCGACGCTTCAGGCTCGACATGATCTCACGTAGATTGTCGTTCACGGCTTTATAGATCTGCCGGCCGTCCTTTACGTCCGATCCGTCATCTCGCGTGGAGTTGTCGTCGACCAAAAAGTTCGCGCCCTCGGTCATGTCGTCGACCATCAAGACAGGCTCGGCGTCAGGCGCAGCCAACATATCCGCAAACTCGGGGAAGCCAAACGCGCGCGCCGCTTGATCGGGATATTGAAGCGCCCAGCTCAACGCCGGACCATCATCGATCAATGCAACGTGGAAACTTCTTTCTTGCAGCGGGAGCAATTGCTCGGCGGCGCGAGTCCCGATGATGAACGTTCTCTCCGGTCCACCAAAGTCCGCGGCCGTTGTCGTCTTGCGGCTGTCAGTCTCGCCGTACAACATGCCGCGGAAGAACGAAACTTCTTTTTTCAAGTCTTGCGTGTTGAACGCTCGAATACCCTTCGGCACGATGACCTTTTGACCGACCACCGCATTGACGCCGGCCGCAAGAGAGGTGGTTGCGGCCGGCGTCGTGCCAGGAGACGAGGCAGGCGGAACAGAAGGCTTTGCAGGCGTCGGAGCCGCTGAAACTTTGCCAACAGGCTGATTCTGCACAGAAGGAGAGATCGCGTCAGTTGCCACAGGAACCTTTCTTGATGATGAGGTAATTATACAGTAATTACTGGCAATTTGTCAATCTGGCACAGCTACAATTTGAAGCCGCGCGACGAAAGCATGTCTGCACTGTGCAGAGCCCAGGCCAGAGGTGTCATCGGTTCAACCGGCGATCCCCACTCACGCCGGCCGTGGTGCGCGAGAATAGCGTGACTAATTTTGTCGATCGCCTGAGGAAACAGTCCTTTATCTCGTGCGATCTCCCGAAACTGTTCCCAGCTCCAAACGAGATGTCCGACGTCCTTCTGGAACGGCGTGCTGACGATTTTGTTTTCTTGGTCGAATGCGTAGTCATAGATCTTGCCGTAGTCGTGGAAGATGGCAGCAATAAGGGCGTAATGCTCTTCGTAGAACCCGCTTGCAAAGCGCATTGCCAGTGCAGCGACTTCGAGCGTGTGTTCTGCCAACCCGCCTTCGTAGTTGTGGTGATGATCTTTTCCGCCAGGGGCTTTTGCGAAAGCAAGATCATTCAACACCACCGAAGTCGCACTTATTTCCTGTTGCAAGAGTTTTGCGTTGCACAGACGAACTAATTTCTCTACGCTGTCTTTTCCTGCCATGTTTTCACCTGTCGATAGAATTCTGCGAGGCCGGCGTGCATCGCCGTTCCTGTGTCCAAAGCCAACGACTCTTCCTTCGTCTCCTCGACAAGGGAGCCGTTTTGAATGCGATATTTCTCGAGGCACGAGCTCGCAGTTTTGTACTGAGACGCTGAAATGATTACGAGGTCCGGATTCGACAACTTGTCCGGATCGATATACGGAAGCGCAGCCTGCGCCGCGGGATCATTCGCATCGAACTTGGCGATGATTTTGTCATTCGCATCCAGAACGATCGGATGAACACGAGTTTTGCAATATTTGTCGTAGAACTGGCAAGTGCGCCCGAACGAGAAGCAATGATCCCCGGGCAGTTGCCAGGGCACCAAGCCAGCGCGCCGCGCACATCTGATCTGTGCAGCTTTAGCACGGATGCCGTTTGCGATTGAGTCAAGAGCAGCCTGGTCGAAGCTGAAGATCTCAGGCGTCTCGGGATCCGTGGGGTCGGATGGCCAAAAACGTACGGGGTTCGCTTTGACGGCGGCGCGGATAAGAATGCGCGGGTTCGGTTCATCGAAGACAAACTTGCGGCCGGTTTTTCGTTCGATGTATGTCGCGCGCTGGAGCGCCAGGGCGTACAGGCCGACCTGCGGACCTGAACTTAGCTCACGTCGCCATACGTCCTCGTTCCACCAGGATGTCTCGCGGCCTCGGGCGTCTTTCTTGGGTTCCTTGGCGCTCTTCCATTCGCCGCCGAGATGTCCGAGAGCTTCGTGGAACACAGCATCCTGCACGCCGATCGCGACCGTCAGGTCATCAAGCCAGAGCATGAACCCAAGCTCAACCGCGATGACGCGGCGTGTCATGTCCTGAGAGCCTTTTTCGCTGATCCACGAGTCCACGAGGTTGGCGCCCGCTTCGGCCGCGACGGGACTTACCCCACTTGCCACAATTTCGGAAATGATTGCGTCGAGATCGAGATTCACATAGATCCTGAACGGAAAACAGCGCCAGCACGGAGGAGCTAGCGCTGTTTCAGCGAATCAACCTAACAATGCAAACGTGAACACATTGTACGAAATTACGTGGATTTTGTCAATCTGGCACAGTTGTTTTTGATTTTTCGAAAGACTTCGTCTCTTTCGGAACGCTTTATCCAATTACAGTTAGCACAGAGAATCTGATAGTTGTTCAAGTTCGCAAGCACATGGAGATAAAATGTGTACCCACTACCGGCTCGTGAGATTTTTCTATGTTCTTGGTGACCGCCTCCGTTGACATGATCGATCTGTAAAGCTCTTTCATCTTCAAAGCCACATCGTTTACATTTCTTCCCAAAGAAGCCAAGGATTTGTTGACGAAGTTGGCGCGCGCGATCAGTCGTGGATCGCCCCTTCAAATATCTTCGAACATAAGAACGTGCCATTGTGACCCGATAATACCCAAATCGTAATAGTCATGTTTTTGGTATGCTTTGAACTTGGACCACGGATTGAAACGTCTCCATTTGTATCCTCCGTGTGACCTCGCCCTCAGCGGTCCTATCTTCCGCCGATTCGTGGTCCAAGAATTTTTGTTATAATTAGCAGCGCTGACCGAAGCGAACAACACAACCTACCGACCGAATTCACCCTACTGAACCCCTGAGCTGTACCACACTTTTTCAGGAGATTCCGTATGTCCGAAGACGTATTCGAAACATCGTCCCTTCCGCCGGACGATCGTGACCCTAACCCATTTGACGACGAACCAGAAACTCAGTCTGCACAAGAGAAGGCGCCGCAGATGTTTCCTCACGGCCGTGTTCACCTTGTCGGTGGTGCGTCTGGCGCCGGCAAAACAACCCTGCTTCTCCAATGGTTCGATGGTTGGATGAAGGGCCGTTCTGTCCTGGGCTACAAGGAAGAACTGCCGCCGTTCATGTGGATTTCATACGACCGCGGCCAGCTCGATTTCAACGACACCTGCGCTCGAATGAACATCGACGCGTCAAAATTCAACTTCTATGCCCCGCCCTCGAGCACGTTTCAGAACGGGCTGCGCGCGGACCTGGCTTCCTATCTGGACAAGAACCCGAAAATCAAGATGTTCGTGATTGAGGGTATTCAGACCAAGACGCCGGAAGGGAAAGTGAACGATCTAAAAGTCACCGCACAGTTCATGCGTGGCCTGGGCGAGTTCTGCGAACAGCGCGGAGTGACGATCATCGGGACGGCGCACGTCTCGAAGACGCGAGAAGGGGAACGGTTCCTGAACCCGCGCCAAAGAATAGCTGGCTCAGTCTCCTGGGCTGGGTATTCTTCCACGGTCGTAGTGATCGAAGAAAAGGATCCCGAGTCGACCGGCGATGCCAGGACGATCTCCATTCTTCGAAGGAACGGCAAGAACGACTTCTTTGAGCTGGGGTTCAAGGACGGTCTGTTGGTCCGGAAGGCGCCCGTCAAGTCTGCACGGCAGAAGTTCGACGAGTGGCTGGCCGCGGCCCCGTTCGACAAGAACTTCGACGCGAAGGATATCGGGATAGCGATCGGGGTTCACAGCAAGTCGACCCTTTATAATCTGCTTACTCGAGCAGTCCAAACAAAGCAGCTTCGGCAGCCGGTTGAACGTGGTCCTTACCGGAAGGTTCGGCCGGACGAAGGGGCCGACGCATAGAGTATACCGGGGGAGTGAGACTATCCCTCTGTAACTAACACATTACATATATACTTAATATTGGTCCATTGGACTTCGAATGAGGGTCTGATGGACCAATTTTTTATATATGCTAGTCCATATATATCCTATGATTTTTCATATGGACTAAGCCGAAAAGGTTTGTTTGGCGTGGCTTACGGGCTTTTAGTCCATTTTCTACAGTAGAGGGTGGGGGTAGCCTATTGCTGGACTGCCGTAAACGTCCCGCTCAGGCCGGCTGTAGGGTACGCGACCGGGCCACATGCCGGGGTCTGTGAATCGCAGGTCCAGGTGCCGGCGATCGTCCCGTCCTTCTGGAAGCTCCCCTGGCCGTCGAGATACCACAGGCCATGATTGTCCGTGCTGACCTGATACTGGAAGTCGAACGCCATGCCGTACCCACCGCCCTTGCCATTCGGGACGGGGTTAACCGGCACACCCACCTCGAGAGCCTGGGCTGCCCCAGGATTGCCCGGGTCGTTGGCGTTCAGCTGCGCGGCCATAAAGCACGCTGGCCCGGTGACGGCAGAGCATGTCTGTGCAGACTGAAGGGAGGCCGTAATGACGCTGCCGTCCCCGCCGGCCAAGGTGATGGTCCAGGGCGCCTTGGTCAGGTTCGTCGTAACCGGCGGCGTGTTAGGCGGACTCGAGGTGCCAGCGCAACCAGCCAAGGCTACGCAGAGGACGAGAGCGAAAGTTCGGTTCATGAGCCAAGCCTGCGCCTGAGCAAGCGTTTGATCAAGAGTACGAAGGTAATAGGGGTGGCGCCCCTTTATCCTGTGGACCTGTCGGGAACCCGCACGAAGGGCAACAGAGATTTTTAGCAAACTTGCCGCCGTTTGGTCGGAAGCGCATGAAATACCGTTCGTCGCATTTATGGCATTTCTTTATCGGTGTTCTGCGTCTACGTTTCATTAGTTTCCCTCTCGGGCTCTTTCGTTCAACTTTGCCAGCTGGAGAGCGATTTCCCAGGTCGCGAGCATCTGCTGAGCCGCGATACTTTCCGAGCGGGACGAGGCCTGGCCCGCTTTGTTCTCGGCGACCTCTTCGATGTGTTTTACGATCTCTGCAACGGTCATTTTTCGTCTCCCTTTGTTTTCAATAACTTGTAGGAGGTAGGGCGATTTACCCATCCAACCCTACCAGAACCAGCAAATCCAATTTTTAAGTCCTTTATTTTCAATTGACTGTATATGCCTTAGCGTGACAATCGGCTCGCACGCTGTCGGCATTTCTCGCTGCAGTATTTTGCAGTCGATCGTTCGATCGCGAAACGTTTCCCGCAGACCTCGCATTTCTTGGTTCCGCCCCGACCTGATCGCTGGGGCCGGCTGACTTCGTCCATCCACCGGCGCAGACCGATCTGTCGAATGCGGATCTTGTCCGTGTCGTTTAGTCCGTCTATGTCGATCGGCGCTGACCACCGGCACTGAAGCTTCATGCGAGAAACTCGTTGTCCGTCGGAATGAACGTGGTGCGCCGGGCCTCACGCTCTCGCGCCAACGCCCGCTGTCTTTGTAAGCGAATGATCTCAAGATCGGCCTTGAGCTCATTGAACTCCAGCTCGCGACGATCGAAAGTCAGGGTCCGGAGCTTGTTTCCCAGACGCAACCGAGTGATCTGTACTGCCACGTATTCGTACGAGATCAGCATTGCGTTCGCCAGGCCAACCGCGGTGGCGATCCGGATGAACAGATATGTCCACGGAAACGGCCAGTCCAGAAACAACACGATCGCGATCGCAACCCAGACGCTGAAGCAGAACTGACATTGCAGCGGGTATGTCACTTTTCGTACCACAAAAGGTGACGTTTGCTTCGCGCGCGCCCAAGCCTGGACCTCGGCGAAGATCGCCTCCTGGGTAACGATTCGCGAGATAACGGCGACGGTGAGAGCGAGAATGAGGAGGGTGTTCATGGTATAGGCTCCTCCCGGCGCCAAGACTGTGTTTCGGGATCCCAGAGCTGTTTCCGGCCAGTGCGCTTGCGCGCCTGCCACGCTTCACGAGCTCCGAACTGTTTCTTCGTGTTGTTCTTGAGCGGACGGCCGTTTTGCGTTGTGGTTCGTGCCATGCTCACTCTCCCCTGTAATTAACGAGCCGCTCGAGCCCGTACGCGTTGACGATTCGCCGTACGGTCCAGCGCCGGCCGTTCGGCAGTTCTAACTTGCGATCCCACATCCCAGAGTCCGCCATTCGCAGGCACTCACGAATGACATCCCCAAAATCGGCCGGTCGTACCCCAGCCTCCGCGCGGTCTACTTCCACACACAGCACTGCCATTGAAATTTTCCCCTTCGAAGAAGTTGATGGACGCCCAGACGAGCTAAGAATCCATTTTGGGTGATTGTTCGACTGGTTTTGGCACCGGAACGTCGAGACGCGCTTCAAGCCGTTTGATTTCCGCCTGCGCGTTCTCAAGCTGCTGCCGAAGTGCGACGATCTGCTTGTCTTTCTCGACACCGCTATCGAGCAAGAAATTGATGACTTGCTTGGCTTCGTTCATTTGCATGTTCTCCTTTTTCCTTTCACAGACCCATGTTCTTGCGTCGATCGTCCTGGTTACGTCTCCACTCGTTGTGAGCGTTCGACAGAAATGAGCTGTTGATTACAACCGAATACATCACTGCACAGAGATGACAAAAGATCCGGTCCCTGCGCTCAATCCCTCAATCCCGGTCAGCACTCGGCACACCGGGCACTGGCACGTTTCGTTTATTGGTGCCTGACACTGCTTGCACAGATGCGCTTCGCTGCCGGCGCTTAGAACTGGCTCTTCCATCGGACGAACTCCCAAAAATTCGGTTCCATTCCCTGTCAGTGATTTTACGTGTCCAGGGTTTTTGTGATTCGTCAATTGACGAGAGGTGACTATTGCGGCCCAAGATGATCCTCCCTTCAGTTGCTAGTGGTCTGTGGAACGTCTTCTTTGTCGAGGTTGCTGCTCAGTTCTTGCGCTTTCACGCCGGCGTCGAATCCAAGAGCAATTGCGGATGCGAGCGCTCTTTTGGGTCCGGCAAGTACGTGCAACAGCATTGCCGCGGTAACCGCATTGTTGAATTGAGGGTTGTCGTTGAGCAGTTCAGGGATCGCGATGTCCTCGCTGTTAGCTGACTGCAGAAATGCTTCGGAAATGACTTCTTGAGTGAGTGTCATAATGCGACGAATTAGAGCACTTGCGCTGCCAAACTCCGCGCGATTAAATCTCAGTAATTTGTCAGTCTGGCACAGCTGTAATTACGCAACATTCTGCACAGCAAATGGAAATGATTTTCCGAATAAAGTTCTTTGAAATCTGGCGCTCGCATGATATATTCGGGGCCTCATGAATCGCGGACCGATCACACTCGCCGAGCACGATCGCTTGCCCGAAGCCGCCGCTCCCTCTGACTGTGCAGACTGCCTGCTCGACGCGAAAGAAGTCGCCGAGCTGTTGGGTGTTCACCCGAACTGGGTGTATCTGAACTACCGTCAGCTCCCCCACATTCCGTTCGGGACCGGCTCAAAGCCGCGCATACGCTTCCGGCGCAAAGCGATCCTGGCCTGGATCGAGCAACACGAAATCGACTGGAGGAAGAAGAGATGAACGAAGAATTCAAACGCGTTTGGTCAGACATCTTTCTGGCTAACTACTTGAGAGTCAAAGAGGCAGGAGTTCAGAACCCAGTGGCGTTTGGCTCGGGCATTGGGCCTGTTGATCTCGAGCTTTTGGTCAAGCACTCATCGTTTTCGGCGAAGGATTCCCAATGAGGAAGAAGAGATGATCCAGCGCGACATTTGGTATGACGTTCCTTTCTTTAATGAAGTTTTGCACGCTCAGCCAACGAATGTTTACGTTGAAGCATTGCGACTTGGTCATGGCGCTGCTCACACTCGACACGAATGGCCGGACGGCCGCTTGCCAAACGGCTGGATAAAGTTGAACACTGCGCCATGTAGCAAGGTGGTGCTTTTCTTGGCGCAGATAGGAACTATCAAAAAATACGTGGAGGAGCATCCATGAAACGTCGCGAACAAGGAACCGGCACGATCGAAGAACGCGAGCGCGGCAAGGTCTACCTGATCAAGTGGCGCTGCGAAGGCTGCGAGCGCTTCGGTCACGTCGGTCGCAAGCGTCACGCTCTAACCGTCCACGGCACCTACGTTCAAGCTCAAGCTGAACTCTCGCGCGCGTTCCGCCCTGACACCAACGCCGCGGTCCCAGCGTCCGAACGTACGTTCGCTAGCTACATGGAAAAGGAATGGAAGAGCTACGTCGACGAACACTGGCGCGGCAGCACGCAGATCACCCAGGGCAGTTTCGTCAGCAAACACATCCGGCCCTACTTTGATCACATGAAACTGGCCGAGGTCCGGCCTGCTCATATTTCAGATTTCCACGCCCGGCTAAAGCAAAAAGAGCTCAGCGACAAGACGCGCCGTACCATCCACGCTATTCTGTCGACGATGTTCGCCTACGCTGCTGACGAGCTCGAGCTCATCCCCAAGTCTCCCGTAAAGAAAAGCATGGCTCCCCAGGTCGAGCGCCACGAGAAGCCCTCCCTGTCTGTGCAGCAAGCATGGCAGCTGTGGGACGAGCTCGCGAAGCCCGAGTACATACGCTCGCGCGCGTTCTATGGCGTGCTGCTCTTCACCGGTATACGGATGGGCGAGGCCCTGGGCCTCAAGTGGGAAGACGTCGACTTTGCAGAGGGTGTGTTTTACGTCCGGCGCAAGATCTACCGGGGCCACGCTGATGTGACCAAAACCGTCGCGAGCGTTCGGCCGCGCCCCATGACTGCCGAGCTCACCCGAGCCCTTGAGCTGCACAAACAGATGTCCCCACGGACCCGACCTGCCGATTACATCTTCGCGTCCTCGAGCGGTCGGCCGGCGAACCCCGACGATCTGCGGACGACGCTGCAGACAGTCCTGCGCGACCGGCTCAAGCTCGACCTAGGACCACGCGCGGACGGGCTGCACCTGTTGCGGCATACCTCGGGCTCGATCGTGTATCACAAGACGAAGAGCGTAAAAGATACTCAGGAGTGGCTCAGTCATTCGAGCGCGCGCGTTACAATGGACGTGTACACCCACTTGATGAAGGACGCCCAGCGCGAGACTGCGCAGACGGTGTTTCAACGTCCAAGCGAGGTGAACTGATGGCGATCATGATCAGCGGTAGTCGCAACGGAGGCAAAACGCTGCGCGCCCAGCTTGAGGCGATTCAGCGCCCGTTTATCCAGATGATGGTTGACGTGTATTCGGTAGCGTTGCCTCAAAGCATCACGTACGACCCGAACGACACAGCACATTTTGTTGTTAAGTATCCGGATTCGGTCTGCGACCAGATCGATAACATCAAGCGGCTGATGAACGAAGCTGTCCAGCGCGCGTTTGGTCACTAAACTGGTCACAAAAGTCCGTAAGTCATTGGGCGGTTAGCTCAGCTGGTTAGAGCGCCTGGACAGCCAGCATATTCCCGAATATTTACGATACGCCCGAAAGCTCAGTGTTATCTGGAACATACAGAGCCGCCAGTGCCATTTTTGGCA